TCCTGCACGACGGGCGCTTCCTGCAGCGGTACCTCAACAAGGGCGTGATGACCGAGCAGCTGGAACGGGTGCCGGTATGGCGGGTGGAGCATGGGCAGCTGGGGCTGCTGGGGGCTGTGGCTTGGTACAGGCAGAACCGTTTGGAGATCTGATGGGCCTTGCGTGCTGCCTTTAACATAATAGGCATTAGCTTACGCGCTAACCATCTGAATCTTCAGCGGTTTACCGATACAGGAAACATCGGTGAACCCAGCTTCCCAACCATACAACGACGGGCCAGACCGCGCCCATCCTTGCAGCACTTCCCACGTTAAGCCCGCGCCTGGCGCGCCGCACGAAGCCGTGGTTTCCCCTGCATTTCGCTACCACGGTGGGAAGTTCCGCCTGTCGGGGTGGGTCCAGCAGTTTTTCCCGCCACACGAGATCTACGTCGAGCCGTTCGCTGGCGCTGCCAGCGTGCTACTTACGAAGCCGCGGACGCAGGCCGAGGTCTACAACGACCTCGACGGGGACGTGGTCAACCTATTCCGTGTCCTGCAGAACGGCGAACAGCGTGACCGGCTGATTGAGGCCTGTTCACTGACGCCGTACGCGCGGGCCGAGTTCGATCTAGCGTGGCAGGCCAGCGACGACCCCGTCGAGAGAGCCCGCCGCCTGGTGATCCGCGCGCAGATGGGCTTCGGATCAGCAGGTGCGTCGAAAGGCACGACAGGGTTTCGCATTGACACCCGGCGCCGCTACGGGACGGCACAAGACCTTTGGCTGCGATTCCCGGAGGGACTGATGTCCGGCGCGTCCCGCTTCACTGGGGTGCTGATCGAGAATCGCCCAGCGGTAGAGGTGATGCGGCAGCACGATAGCCCCGTCACGCTCCACTACGTTGACCCGCCATACCTCCATTCAACACGCGTCATAGCCAAGGGGAAGGCGGGCTATTACCGCCACGAAATGTCGGAGGCAGATCACGTCGCCCTGCTCGACGTGATCCTTGGGTTGCGGGGCGCAGTGCTGGTGTCTGGCTACCAGTCCCCGCTGTACGACGAAGCGCTGGCGGGATGGACGCGCCACACCACGAAATCACGCATCTCTGCTGGCAGAGGAACCGCGCTGCGCACCGAATGCCTGTGGGTCAGCCCGATCGCAGTCGCGGCCAGTTCGGCGCCGAAACAACAGCAGCTGGGCATCGAGGTCGGAGCATGAAGGCACCGGCCACCCAGCTGTATTGGAAAGAGTGGGTGGGCGACATGGCGCTGGGGCGCTGTTCGCTCGCCGCCCAGGGCGCATGGGTGCGCATCCTGGCCGTGCTTCACCAGTCGGACGAATACGGGGTGCTGCGCTGGCCCCTGGCCGAACTGGCATCGGCCGCGAACGTTCCGCTGCGTTATGCGCGCGAATTGGCGACAAAAAGCGTGCTGAAAGGCAGCGAACGTTTCGATACCGACTTCGTGCATACGCCGAGGCATGCGGGGCGTGATCTTCCTTCGGTGATTCTAGTGAAGGCAGACGGCGGAAGTTGTTGGTTTTCCGCGCGTTTTGTCCGCGATGAGTGGCGGCGAACGCAGCGCGGCGCCACCACACGCTTCACTGAAACGAACCAACCCAGCCGGTCACCGACCGGGCGGGTGGGTGAACGGCAAGGTGACGGCCCTGCTTTTGCTTCTGCTTCTGCTTCTTCAGGTATAGATAAATCTCTACGAGAGGATAGATCCCAAGAGGGCGCCGACGACCTGGCGCGCGCGCTTCGTGGAGTAGCGGGGTACAGCGAATGCGGGGCGTTCGTTCCCGAACTGCTGGAAGCCAAGGCGGCAGGGGTAACACCGGAGCAGATCGCCAACGTCGCACGCGAGAAGCAGGGCAAGTCGGTCGCCTACATCGCGCGTACCGCGATCGGTCGACAGCTGGACAAGCAGCAGCAGGCCAGCGAGGTACCAGGTGCGCCGGCAGTCGCCGCGGTTGACCCCGAGGCCAGGGCGCGAGCGGACGAACTCCGCGCCATCGGCGACCAGCTGATCGACCTGCGGCACCACCGTGACCACACGGGGATGCTCAGTGCCGACGACTACACCGAACGCGCGGCGCCGCTGCTGGCGCGGTGGCGTGAACTGCAGCCGGCCGCGGCGATGGGGGCTGCTTCGTGATCCTCGCTTCCCATTCATTGCGCGCAAACACTGTTGTTACCCTTGGCGTGGAACATCCGCACGGGCTGGCTGCATCCCTTGTGGCAGTAGGCGGAACCGCTGGACGCCCTCGCCGTGGAACGTTCCACGGGCTTTGGAACAGACCGGCGATCGGGGCGCGTAAGTCATTGATTCGTAAGGGTTCTGGCGTGGTGTCCGGACCGGGGCGCTACGCGGCACCGCAGCAGGGGGGGCACCCCCCCTTTGTTCCACGGGCACCCCGAGGGGGGCGGCCCAACTACTGCCGCCTCGAAAAATGGGAAGGGTTCCCAAGGGCGACGACCCCCGGCGGTGCCGCGTGAACGCGCCGGACATCGCGCCACTGCCCGATGGCGTCGCCGAAGCGCTGGCAGGGCTCCCCAATGGCCGCGAGTTGCCCGCGCACCGCGCGTGGCTGCTGGCGAGCGAACCGCGCTTCGCCGAGGTCATGCGCCGCGTGGAGCGGCGCGGCCTGCCGCCGCGCAGCCTGGCCGAACTGTGGCTGTGGCTGGTCCACCTGACCATCGACTGCGGGTCACGGCCGGCGACCACGGGGCAGTCGTACGGCCGCACGGCCGGCCGCTTCCTGGCGTGGGCCGCCTGCAACGGCATCGACTTCACGCAGGCCACGCTGGAAGACCTGAACCGCTGGCAGCGCTGGCTGGCCGTGGAATGCAAAAACGGGAATACGTGGCGTGCACAGCAAGTGCAGGCGCTACGCAACTTTTTCGACTGGCGCCGCGCCTGCGGCCTGGCGAAGGCGAACGCGGCGGCCGACCTGCAGGGCCCGAAGGTCAAGCCGAAGCCGGCGAAGAAATACACCGACGACCAGCTGCGCGCCCTGTTCGCCGCGATCGCCAGCGCCAACCCGCTGCGGTCGGTGCGGGACCGCTGCGCCACGCTGCTGCTGCTGACCACAGGGCTGCGCCGCGAAGAGCTCGCCAGCCTGAAGCTGGCGCACCTGGAACTGAGCGCGGCACGCGGCGTCGTGCGCATCGAAGGCAAAGGGGCCAAGGAACGCGAAGTGCCATTCGAAGGACCAGTGGTCACCGCCCTGCACGAATGGCTGGCAACCCGCGACGGCCTGCCGTTCGACATCAACCGCGATGCGGTGTTCGTCGCGCTGACCGGGCCCACGCAAGGACACGCGCTGGCGCTGCGGAGCTTCGAAGCGATGGTCGGCAAGCACGCGAAGGCGGCGAAGCTGCGCGACTGGGGTATCCATCGCTTCCGCGTGACGTTCGCCACGCAGCTGTACGACGACGGCGCGGACATCGAAACCATCCGCGCCCTGATGGGACACGAAAGCATCGAGACGACGCGCGGCTATCTCGCCGTGTCGGAGCGCGCGCGACGCACGCGCCTGAGTTCAGCGCGCCAGCACCGCGTGCTGGGAACCAAACCAACAGGCACACCCATGTGGGCGCGCCTGGCAGCAGGGGAACTGTCGAGTGATTGACGAAATCCGATTCAGTGATGCCGGCGAGCGCGCCACCGAGTTTGAACGCCGGCTGGTGGCGCAAGCCGGTGCAGCGGAAAACGAATGGCTGGACCTGGCGCGTCGCATGATGGCCGTGGTGGGTGAAGACGCCGGCCTGCGCGCCTTCCTGGTGCTGCTGGACGAAATGGGCGGCGGCGAGGTCAGCGTGTGCAAGCGCGGCAAGTTCTTCCAGCGTCTGTGGACCGCGGAGCGTGATGCGCTGATCGTCAACATGGCGTCGCGCGAATCCGACCCGTGGCCGCAGGCGGAGATCGCCCGGCTGCTGGGAGTATCCGCGCCGTACGTGCACAAGGTGCTGCGGCGGAAACTCGGGCGGGAGACGCGAGGGGGCACGGCGTGATACGAACCCATCCCGTGAGCAAATCCATCATCCGCGAACGCAAGCCCCTGACCGCTGCCCAGCTGCAGCAGCGGCGCGATGCCGCGAAGAAAAGCACCGGCCCACGCACCATCGAAGGCAAGGCGCGTTCCAGCCGCAACGCGTGGAAGCACGGCTTGAACAGCGCCATCCACGTTTCGCACTTCGACAGTGGGCTGCAGTCGCTGCTGGGCGCCACCGGCAAGCCGTGCCAGACGACGTGCCCGAAGTATCCGTGTTCGCTGGTCGATGAAGGCCAGACGAAGGCGGGCGGCAGCTGTCTGGACAAGCAGGTGTACGTGCAGGCGTTCACCGCGATCATCGACGCGCTGCAGTCAGGGAGCATGGAAGGCATGCACGGACTGATGGCGGCGGAGGTATCGGCTGCGCTGCAGATGCTGCACGAACTGCGGTCGACGGTTTCCACGCAGGGTCTTGTCATCGGCATCCCGATGGTGACCGACGAAGGCAAGGTGGTCTGCGACGCCAAGGGCGATCCGGTCATCGGCAAGTACGTCGCCAATCCCGGCTACCCGATGATGATCAAGACACTGGAAACGCTGGGCATCAGCCTGCCGGAACTGCTGGTCACGCCACAGGCGAAGGCCAAGGCCAAGGTGCAGGAGGAAGCCACCGACGCTATGCAGACCGTGCTGGGCGGCATCTTCCAGCGCGCTGCGGCAGCAAAGGGCGCAAAGGCGCTGCCACCAGGTGGTGGCTGATGGCGGTCAAGCCCGTCAACGTCGGCATCCTGCAGGCGCAGATGTTGGACCGCGGCGTCTACGACGCCGACGAGTTCGATGCATGGATGGCCGAGCGCGGCTGGGCATGGCGCGCGCTTGAACGCGGCGACTACGACATCACCGTCGACGAAGCGCTGGTGGTCTTCACGTTCGAAGATCCGCTGCGCTGGGCGGAAACGTTCCTGTTCGAACCGGATACGGGGGAGCCGTATCGCTTCTGGGACTACCAGCGCCCAAGCATGCGGGCATGGATGCAGGACGTGATCCACCAGGACGGCGCCGAGTGCGGCAAGACGCGCGAGATCATCGCGCTGACGGCGTGGGCCGGCTGCACCGCCATGGGCGGGCGCGTCCCGAATCCATGGTCACTGATCGCCGCGCCCCAACAGACCCACCTGGACGAAATCATCCTGGCGCTGGAAGAGCAGTTCGGCGTGGCCGATGGCGCCGGCCAGAAAACTCTGATCCAGCACTTCTGGCTGAAACCCAAGCGCACGCCGCACACCATGCATCGGTTCCTTGCCCCCAATCCGGTGCGACCGGACAGGCCGAGCATCGCGCGCACGTACTACCGCCCCGGCGGTCATGATGGCGAAGCGTTCCGCGGCGTCCACGTCAACGCCTTCGGTCTGTTCGACGAAGGCGCCAAGGTCAAGTCCAAAGTGATCTTCAGCGAATTCTGGCGTGCGCTGAAGCCGGGATGCCGGGCCCGCGTTTACTCCGTGCCGGACGGCGATCGCGCCAGCGAGTTTTTCCGGCTCACGCAGACCGCCGTCCCCGACCTGCCGGTCGGCAAATCGGGTTACCGCCTGTTCCGCTGGCAGCAGACGATGAAGCCGGCGCCGTTCTGGTCCGCCGAGCGCGAGGCCGAAATGGTCCGCCGCTTCGGCGGCCGCAATACGCCAGGCTTCCAGCGCAACGTGCTGGGTGAACACGGCCAGGCAGAAAACCCCGTGTGGCCGTGGGGCAGCCTGATGCCCAACGTGGTGGACCTGCCGGACTATCGCGTGATCAAGCTGCACGCCGATGCGGAGGCCGACACGCTGTCCATCGAAGTCATGGGCGTGAAGCTGTCGGTAAGCGATGGGCGCAAGGTGGGCACGTACGACACCCTGCGCGATGACGCCATCGACCTGGCGCCTATCCTGCGCGGTACCGACGCGACCCGTCGGGCCGCCATGGCCGATATCCTGCGACCGCATATCCCTGTCGCTGCGCACGGATCGTTCTGGGCAGGCGCCGACCTTGGCGAGCGCAACGACCCCACGGAACTGATCGTCAGCGAAGAGGTCGGCCCGGTCATGCGCGACCGCGTTCGCGTCAAACTGCAAGGATTCCCCTACCACCTGCAGGAAGACCTGGTCTTCGTGCTGGACAGCCTGTTCAACCACCTGCCGTTCTGGGGTGTCGACCTGGGTAGCGCAGGAACGGTGGTGGTCAAGGACCTGTGCACCGTTGACCGCTTCATGGACGCCATGTTCGATGGGCGAATGATCGGCTTCCACTTCCAGCAGAACGTCGAGTGCATCGGCGAAGACGGCGAAGCGCTGGAAGACGACGACCAACGCACCGGCGAACGGCGCACGCTGGTGGCGCCGGCCAAGCACTGGGCAACCCAGTGCATCAGCGCCCGCCTGCAAGCCGGCGGGTATGCGCTGCCATACGACAACGACGCCCTGAATGCCATGGCCACACAGACGGCGCGCGAAGGCGCCAAGTGGCCGATCTACAGCAAGAAGGACGACCACGTGCCAGACGCCCGCCGTCAGCAGATGCTGCGCAAGCTGCGGGCACTGATCGATGACGGCCTGGGACATGACCTGTTCGCATCCGGCGCCGTCGAGCGTGCCGCATGATCGTGACCGATCACGCCCGCCAGCGATGGGAAGAGCGGTTCCCGGGCCGCGACATGGTGGCCGAGTTCACCACGTCGCGCCGACCCGGAAAAGCAACGCGGCGGAAGCTGGCCAATCAGCTGTCGGATGACACGCGCAAGCGCACGCGGGGCGTTGGGCGCTACTACCTCGTTTCCAAAGCCGGCGCCGTGTTCGTGTGCACGCCGCCGGAAACCATCATCACCACGTTTCCGCTGACCGGGAACACCGACTGGAAGACACCATGCGCATCATGAATCTGTGGCCGGAATGGCCGTGGTCCGCCCGTCGCAAGGCGGCCACCAATGGCGGCATCGCGGCATCCCTGCGCGAAGGCCAGGGCATGGGCGTGTGGCAGGACATCATGGGCACGTGGCAGCCCCGGTCGCGCAACCCGTACCTGCTGGAGGCGCTGCGCGAGGCGATCCCGATCCTGGACGGCGGCATCAGCCGGCTGACCACGATGGACGGCATCATCACGGTGGAGGGCGCCAACGACAAGCTGGTGCAGGAAATCGAGCAGTGGATGAACAACGTGCCGGTCAACGACCTGGAAACGGGATACCAGGCGTTCTACCGATCGCAGGGCGATGAACACTACGAACAGGGCGTTGGCATCGGCGAATTCATCTACGACGGCCGCGGCCGGGAGGTGATCGGCCTGCGTGTGGCGGACAGCAAGGGCGTGTGCTTCGTGCGACACGAAGGGGTGCTGCGAACGTTCTACCGCGCGCCCGAGCCCGACAGCGACCGTCGACCCGATGGGCTTGGCCAGGTGGAACAGATCCTGCGCGGAAGCGTACGGCACGACGTGCTGTCCGGTCTGCGCACGCTGGGCTTCGTGGAGCTTGATGCGCGCCAGTTGGTGTTCGCGTTGAACAAGCCGGAAGCCGACAACCCCTACGGCACCAGCATTCTGCGCAGCATCCCGTTCGTGGCGCAGATCCTGCTGAAAATGCAGAACGCCACCGGCCGGGCGTGGGAGCGCTTCGGCGACCCCAGTTACCACGTGCACTACGGAACGAAGAACTCCAAAGTGGACAACCCGGAAGCGCAGAAGCGCGCCAACGTCATTGCGGAAAACCTCGGCAAAGCGATGTTGGCGAAGAAGCGAGGCAACAGCATGGATCTCGCCACGGCCGCAGCGAAGGATGACGAAATCAAGGTCGGGGTGATCGGCGGCGCTGGCGAAGTGCTGGAAATCGAAGCGCCGGCACGCAGCATGCTGGAACAGATCGTGGCCGGGTTCGGCCTGCCGCCGTGGATGCTGGGCATCACCTGGTCGCAGGCCGCCGGCATCGGCGAACAGCAGTCGGTCGTGGTGCTGCAGGAATCGGAAACCCGGTTCGCCGTGCGCAAGCCGCAACTTCGCCGCCCCATCGAAGCCATGCTGCGCGCACGCGGGCGCACCTGGAAGCCGGGCGACTGGGATCTGGTGCAGCGCCTGCCCAACCTGATGGACGAGCAGAAGCGCGCGCAGGCTGGCTTCCTGCGGGCCCAGACGGCCCTGATGCTGGGCGAGAGCGGCCAGGTGGACCCGGCCGAGCTACGCCGCGGTATCGACAACAACCTGCGCACGCCGCGCAGTCCGCGCACCGGCAAGGCGCGCACGAAGTCCGACGACACCACGGAGGGCGAACCATGGGCGCGCAACGACCCCGCGCTGCCCGCGCTGGAAGCCACAGCGTCCAGCGCGCTGAAGCGACAGTGGCACGCACTGGCGGCTGATGCCCTGCGCACGCTGGGCTTGGACACGCCTGACGGCGAAGCGTTCGAACTGGCGCCAGGCACGGAAGCCATGCTGCTGGCGCAGGGCAATGCGCGCGTGCCAGCCATGGCGAAGGCGTTGCTGGAAGCGCAGCTTGGCGCGTGGGATCGCGGTGTGCGTAACGGCGCCGACGACCTGGACGGCGGCAGAGGCGCCAAGGGGCTGATGGACGACCCGGTGGTGCAGGCCGCCATCGCGCGGCTGCGCGATCGCGTGCGCGAATCGCTGGCGCAGACGGGGCTGCAACTGGTGCGCGACGGATTCGCACGGCAGTACCAGTCGCGCATCGTCGCCGCGCTGGCGTCGGGTGAGTTCGACGGGCAGAACCCTGTGAACGTCGCGCGCGAACTGCAGCGCCGCTTCGATGGTGGCGACTACAACTGGGAACGGCTGGCGCGTAGCGAAATCGCCATGGCGCAGTCCGATGGATCGCTCGCGCTGTACGAACAGCAGGGCATCACGCTGGTGGACTACAGCACGGCGGAGGACGCGGCCGTGTCGACCATCTGTCGGGAGCTTGCCGCGGCCGGTCCGTACACGCTGGACAAGGCGCCGGTACCGGTGCGCGACTCGCACCCGAACTGCCGGTGCGCGATCGTGCCGAACGCCTGACCGTTAACCAACGGGGGAGACGGCGCATTGGCGCGTCTCCCAACCTTCACCCGCAGATGCAACCCACCGGCCCCGTATCGGGCCATTGCGGAGTGAAGCCGTGGACAAGAAGCCCGAAGAACTCGCCGAGATCCAGAATCTGACGATTCCGGAATTCTCCGAACGTCTGGCGGGCCTGACCCTCGTCGACCTGACCGCACTGCGCGAACTGGAAGCGAAGGAAGCCAACCGCAAGGGCGCGCTGGAAGCCATCGACGAACTGGTCGCCAGGCTGGAAGCCGCTGCCGCCGATGCGCAGCGTGACCCGAACCCGCCGCCGACCGTGCAGACGGAAGCCGCGCCGGCACCGTCCGACGATGCGCCCGCCTGGCAGCGCGAGGACTACGCCGGCCCGCTGGACATCGAACAGGCTTCGTGGCGCAACGCCAACCTGAAGCCGGTAGCTGCGGCCACCAAGCCGGTGAAGGCGCCGAAGACCAAGTGAGCGGCCTGCACAAATCGCTGACGCTGTGCATCAAGGCGGCTGGTGATCCGACCGCCGACCAGCTGGCCGCCATCCGCCCGTACATGCTGGCGGACCTGCCGCCGGAACAGCTGTACGTGCGTACGTTCGCCCTGGCGCACAACGCCATCGACCGCGACGACGAGGCATTCGACGACTCGCTGCTGGCCGACTTCGCCCGCACGTTGCCGGGCAAGGGGCTTTTCATCAAGCACCCGTCTGGCTGGGATGGTGATTCCGGTCCGGGAGAGGGTCGGTTCTTCCACGCCGAACTGCAGACCATGAGTCACGCCGAGGCGCGCACGTTGCTGCGCCAGCCGGACCTGACGTGGCCTCCAGGCGTCACCACCGCCACCATCCTGATGGCCAGCGCCTACATGGTGCGCACCGAGGGCAACAAGGATCTGCTGCTGAAGGCGGACGCCGGCATCGTGTCGGATGTGTCCATCGGCTTCACCGCCAAGCGCGGCGACTATTTCCGCGACGAAGCGGGCCGCGAAATGCAGGCCCGCCGTCTGACTTCCCCCGGCGAAGCGCTGGAAGGCTCGCTGGTCTGGCTGGGTGCGCAACCCGGCGCCCGCGCCATCAAGGGCGCATCCCGTACCGAGGAACCCACCGTGGACCTGCAGAAACTGTTCGACGATGCCAAGGCCGCCAACACGGACTTGCAGAAGAAGCTGGACGCCGCGTCACCGTCGCACGACATCGTCGTCAAGGCGCGCGAAGCGCTGGGCGACCACGCCCACCTGATCGAAAAGCCGGGCGACCTGGCCGACGCGGTCAAGGCGGGCCAGGCGTTCCGCGACAGCCTCATCGACACCATCGTGCAGGGCGAGCGCAACGCGGGCCTGTGCGGAGACGACGAAGAGTCGGTCACCGCGGCCAAGGCCATCTACGCCGGCCAGCCGCTGGCGTCGCTGCAGAAGCGCGCCACCGCCGTGCAGGCGAAGGCGCCGAAGGGCGGCACCGTCACCCCCACCACCCCCGCCGCGCCCGAGCGCACCGACGAAGGCACGAAGGGTGCCCCGCCGGTGTTCGCCGCCGCGTTCAACGCCTGACCGGAGAGCACGACCATGGGTCTTCAGCTGCGCAGCCCGTCCAACCAGATCCGTGGCCTGCAGTTCGCCGCCACGGGCGCCACCGTCGCCAAGGTGCCGCACGTGCACAACGCCCGCGTGTTCATTCCGATGAACTCCGCGGACGCCGCGGCCAGCAACGAACACATCTACGACTCGGAGGTTTCGGGCGCACCGAAGGCCACGGGCGAGGCGTGGACGGTGGGCCAGGCGGTCTACTGGGACAACACCAACAAGCGCTTCACCACCACCGCATCGGGCAACACGGCCTGCGGCTTCGCCCTCGCTCCGGCGTTGGCGGGCGACACCGTCACCCCGCTGTTCCTCTTCAAGAGCTTCTAAGGGCCACGCCGACATGAAACTGAACATCGATTACGCGGCCCTGCAGGCCAAGGGCAACGAAGGCGCGCAGCGCACGGCACTGTTCAACAGCCTGAAGGCCGCGCTGCTGTATGCGCCCATCATGCTGGCGTGCATGTCGCCGGCCGAAGTGGCCAAGGCATCGCTGAACCCCATGTCCCGCATCGCGGGCGTGGAGGATGGCAAGGGCTTGGACGACGCGCGCGTCAAAGGTTTCCTGCAGTCGGACCGCGCCACTCCCGTGGTGGGTGCGAAGTGGGCCACGCCCGGCGACAACCCCGTGCTGCAGCAGGTCACCAGCAGCGTGGTGCAGTTCTTCCAGGACAACGTGCGCGACATGGATCTGGGTTACCAGGTGCTGTTCGACGACGTGCCCGGCCTGCTGGGGTCCAACCAGGACCACTTCGAACTGATCAACGCCAGCATGGGCTTCACGTGGTCGCAGCAGAAGCCCGGCGGCATCATCAAGCCGCGCCGCGAGATCACCGAAGCCAAGGTGTCGGTGCCATACCTGGAATACACCGAAGGCTTCAGCCTGCTGGATGTGTGGCTGCAGTTCGGCAAGTATTACCACATCGAAGAGGCGGTCAATGAGTTCGTTTCGACGTACTACGACCAGAAGGCCAGCCGTCATTACGGGCTGATCACGGGCCAGGGCGCCGGCATCAATGTGGCGTTCGCCACCGATGCAGCCACCACCTTCAACAAGGCGACGGCCAGCATCCTGCGCAAGTGCGAGGCCAAGGGCTATGCCTTGGGCAGCAACCCGCAGGTGGACATTCTGGTGGCCCCGGAGAATGTCGGCTACGTGCTGGCCTTCCTGGACGCGCAGCGCGGCAGCCCCATGATCGCCTTCGGTACACAGAAGCAGCCGGTGGCCTTCAGTGTGCGCAATGTGATCGTCACCACGAAGGTGCCGGCCAACGACGCCAACTACTACGTGGTTCTGCCCGGCCGCAAGAACAAGCGCGCCGACTGGAAGCCGCTGACGGTGGAAAGCAAGCGCGAGCCCGCCGCGTCGGCCGAAGACTGGTACGGCAAGGGTCAGTACAACGCGATCGTCGGCGACGCCGACCAGATCGCGCGCGTGGCGCTGGCCTGATCGGGGACGTGATGGCCCGGGGCAACCCGGGCCATCCGCATGCATGGCGGCCAAGGTCAAGATCCAGGACATCACCGACGCCGGTTTCCGACCGGAGCAGTTCGGCACGCCTGCCGATTGGTCAGAGGGAACCGGCGGCTATCTTTCCCGCCTGATCGCCCGCGCCGAGCAGTGGGCCATCGGCCGCTTCGGCGCCGGCTATGCGGCCGTGCCGGAAGACAGCACCACCCACGAACGCCTGCGCGCCGCCGAACTGTGCTGGGTGTCGGGCCATCTGTGGAAGCGCCGCGCTGCCTTCATCGACAGCAATGCCACCGGCTCGCGCGAAGGGCTGGACTATCTGAACCGGCGCGAATACGAAAGCCAGGCGCAGCGCGCTTTCGAATGCGCCGACGACACCATGGCGCTGGCCCTGGGCATCACCGCGACCGGTACCGGCGCGGCACTGGCGCACGTGGAAACCGGCCCGTATGCGCCGGCGGGGACGGGCTGATGTTCCGCACCGTCGTGGACGCCAACGAAACAGTGAAGCTGCTGGACGTGTCGGCGCGCAACAGCCGCGCCGCCGCGCGCACGCTGATGCGGACGCTGGCCATCCAACTGCAGCGTGCCGCGGTGAAGCGGTCCACTGGTCCCAAGTCGGCCGCCGCTGGCGCCTATCCCATCCCGCGCCGAACCGGCACGCACGTTCGCGGCTTCGCCATGGAACTGAGCGACCGTTCGGCCGTCGTGTTCAACACCAACGTCTACGCGCGCAGCCTGCACGACGGCTTCAAGCCGTACGGCAACCCGCATGCCCGGCCGATTCCCGCGCGCCCGTACTTCGACGACGCCATGGAAAAGGATCTGGACGTCGACGCCGCGCTGGCCGCCGCCGACAAGGTGCTGGGGGAGGGTGCATGATCGCCGCCGCCCGCACCGCGCTGATGGAACTGATGATCGGCGACCCGCAGTTCATCACCGCCATGCAGGCGCTGAACCTGGGCAGCACCGGCGCCGCCGTCACGCCCAAGTGCCTGAAGGGCAATCGGCGCTTCGAACAGATCGGCGCCGAGAATCTCCCGTGCTGGCTGCACGATACCGGCGACCAGCAGCCCGGCCCCGCGTCGGCCGATGGCGACGCCATGGGGCTGACCATCAACAGCCACCAGCAGGAATGGGTGGCAGACATCGTGCTGTCGCTGGTCTGGCACCAGCAGGACTACGACACCAGCGTGGACCAGACCGACGCGATCGGTCCGGCGCTGGTGCAACTGCTGCTGCGCAACCCCTCACTGGACGACACCTGCGACATGGCCTACGTGGCCGACGTGCTGACCGACCGCAACTACAACCACCCCGTGCATGCCGTCACGTTCACCGTGCGCGTGCATGGGGTCATCCACCGCGAGTGACCGCCATGAAGAACCGTGCTTCCCGTGAAACATCGCAGGCCGTCCAGCCGCCCGGCACCGTCCGCGTGCGCATCGTGCTGCGACCGGGCGCCGTGAAGCTGGGTGACTGGAAAGGCGGCGAGATCGTCGACTGCACCCCCGAACAGGCCGAAGCCCTGCTGGCCAAAGGTTGCCAGCTTGCGGACGCCGCCCAGAACGCTGCCGCCCCCGCCGACGCCGACGCTGCCGCCGCAGTGGCAGGCGAGGGCGGCGGCGCCTCTTCCACGCCTTCCGCGGAGTAAGCCCCCATGCCACAGGCCACCGGTGCACTGACCAAACTGCTGGGCGTAACCCAGTCCGCCCTAAAGGCTGTTCCCGCGTCACCGGATGCGGAAATCCTGTACGTGCGCACGTACGACTACGACGCCGACCAGCCGCTGGAAAGCGACCCCACGCTCGCCGGCGGCCTCCGTGGAGAGCAACGCGGCGAGCGCGGGCGAGTGGACGGCAGCGGCAGTGCCGTGCTCACGCTGGGCACCAGCATCGGCTTCTGGTTGAAACATCTGGTTGGCGCACCGACGACGGTGGGCGCTGCCTCGCCGTATACGCATACGTTCCAGGTTGGCAATGGAGCCAACGCCATTCCTCCTGCAATGCTGATCGAGGCTGACTACAGCAGCCGGATTGCAACCCCTGGCCGCTATGACCGCGACATGGATATCCGTGTCGAGTCCGCCACCTTCGCGTTCAGTACAGGATCTGCATTCCAGCAGGCCACGTTCAACCTGCGCGGCGCCAGCCTGTCCACCCAGCCTGGTGCGCCGGTGGATGCCTCGCCGACCGACTACGGCCACGTGGGCTGGGGGGTGTCCGGCGTGACGCTGGAACTGGACGGCGGTGCCACGCAGGTGTGCGTGGAAACGCTGAACGTGACCTGGAACAACGACCTGGACACGGACCTGTATTGCCTCAACGACGGTGGCCAGCGGCATGACTTGCCGGAAGGTCGCGCGATCGTGACGGGCGACGGCGTCGCCCAGTTCGATTCCCCGGTGCTTCGCGCCAAGGCGCTGGCCGGTACCGATCTGGCACTGAAGGTCACCCTGAAGCGCGGCTCCGGGGCTGGCACCGTCGGCAACGAACAGCTGGAACTGACCATCCCTGTATCGGTGATCAAGGCTCCCAAGCCGCCCATCAGCGGCCCGCGCGGCCTGAAACAGAACTTCACTTTCCAGGCCTACCGCGCGACCGGTGCGGAACTGGCCGTCACGTGGGTGCTGAAGAGCCCCCGCGCGGCGATCTGACGCAACAACCACAGGAGCGGCGGCGGTGTTTCGACTGGCGGATATCGGCAAGGTGTGGGTACCGGTGGCATTGCCCATCGGCGAGGACGGCGCGGGCACGCAGATCCATCTGCGCATGCGCCTGCTGACGCGCAAGGAACTGCGCGAGCGCGAGCGCAGCGCCATGGTGCGCACGGCCGGTGAACTGGTGGCCACTGCGGAGAAGATCCGCACGACGGAAGACCTGCAGCGCGTGTTCGACGCGGTCACGCAGGTCGAGGCCACCGACCTGCAGGAACTGGCCGACCGCATCGACGACTGGCGCGACGTGTACGACGAGGCGGGCGAACCGCAGGCGTTCAGCGCCGAGCGCCTGGCCGCCTGCCTGGATTACCTGTGGTTCTTCCAGGCCGCGCGCGAAGCGCTGTTCCGCGCCAGCCGTGAAGGGGTGGCAAAAAACTAGAAGCCTGGGCCCGGTGGATTGCCGGCGCGGGTCCAGGCGTGGAAGACCAGCGGCTGTGGGACTTCGAAAGGAAATACGACGAGTGCTTCACATCCGACTACTGCAGGCAGTGCCCGAAGGTCTGCGACGATTGTCCGCAGCCGCGGCTGCTGCCCGATGCGGTACCGGCCGCGCTGGCGTATCTGCGCTGTCGGGGACAGTGGAGCTACGCGCCCAGCGGCCTGCCCACGGGACTGCGCATGGGCGACTGCCTGACGATCATTCGCGCGTCGCTGGACCGCATCGGCGTGACGCGTGCGGATCTTCCGCGCCTGCTGGACGACCTGCTGGTGATCGAGCGGGCCTTCGTGACGGCACGCGTGGACGTGGCCGAGCGGGAGCGCGCGCAGCGTGACCCAGCGCACTAGCCGCTTCCAGGTCCAGTTCGATGTCGGCGGCGACGGCCAGGTGCGCGCGTCGCTGAAGAGCCTGCGCGAGGAGGTCAAGGCAACCACGGCCGCCGTGGAAGACTCGGGCGAGGAGTGGGAAGAGTTTGGCGTAAAGATCGGCAATGCCATCAAGTACGCCGGCGCTACCGCCCTAGCCGGCATCGGCCTGATCCTTCGCAACACGGCCGCTGCGGAACAGGAAATGGCGCAGCTGGAAGCTGTGCTGCGATCGACGGGGCAGGGTGCGACGTACACGCGCGACCAACTGGTCGATATGTCGGAGGCCATCGCCGCCGCGTCGACATTCAGTGCCGGCGAGATCATCAAGGCAGAAACCCGCCTGCTGTCCTACAGCGGCATTGCCAGCAAGAACTTCCCGGAAGCATTGCAGATCGCCATCGACCAGGCGGCGCGCTTGGGGATTGGCGTGGAGCAGTCCGCCGAGACCATCGGCCGGGCGCTGGAATCGCCGCAGAAAGCGGCGGCGGCGCTGGCGCAGCAGGGCTTCGGCGCCGCGTTTACCGACAGTGTGCGAAAGGCCATCAAGGAACTGGACGAGGCAGGCAAGACCGCCGAAGCCCAGCAGATCATCCTGGACATCTTGGCCGACAGTTACGGTGGTGCAGCGCAGGCCGCCCGCGATACGTTCGGCGGATCGATGATCGCGCTGAAGAACACGTTGGCGGATGTTCTGACCGGCGACACGGGGGGCGAGGGGCTGGAAGGTGTGCGGTCCAGTGTCGAGGGACTGATCAGCACGCTGAATTCCGGTGATGTGCGCTCCGGCTTCGCCAACATGACGGAAGGTGCGCTGGGGCTGGTGGCTGGTCTGGCGTCGCTGGTCGGCTGGCTGGACCAGGCATTCGGCGCCGCGCAGCGCTTGCTGACCATTCAGGGCGGCGGCTTCAGCAAGTTGATGGGTGGCGAGAACCTGGGCAACCAGCGTGCCGAACTGGCCATGGTGGAGCGGGAGCTCGCCCGGCGTCAGTCTGCGGACGCCGCGATGAAGGACGGGCGGCTCACGGGGGACTGGCTGACGCAGCGCGCCACCATCGTGAATCGACTGCCTGCCCGGTTGGTCGGCTTCGAGGGCATCGGCGGCGGCACCGATAAGGAACTGCGTAACCGGCAAGCCGCACTGCAGGCACAGATCGAGTTCAACGAACGGATCTTCGGCGACCCGTCGCGCACCCGCGTCAACTTTTCCGACCAGGGAGATATCCCTGCGTCGATGCTTCGGCCATCGGGCGGTGGCGGTGGCAAGTCGCCTGGTGGCGGCGACGGCAAGAAGCCCCGCGCCGCACAGCTGACCGACGCCGAAAAAGCGGCCAAGCAACTGAATGCGGAATACGACCGCATGCTGGAACGGCTGCAGCAGGAGATCGCGCTGAACGGCCAGACCACCGAACTGGCGCGGGTCAACTACCAGATCAAGCAAGACGGGCTGGACGCCCTGAACCCGAAGCTGGCCGAACAGCTGCGCCTGGCGGCCGAAGAGCGGGACGCGCAGGAACGCAACAATCAGGCGCGGGAAGAGGGTGCCCGCATCACCGAATCCATGCGCACGCCACAGGAAGTGTTGGCGGCAGAACTGAAGCGATACAAGGAACTGCTGGACGCCGGCGCGATCAGTCAGGACACCTTCAATCGCGCGGTGGCTGGCGCCAACGCCGCAAGCGAAGAGGCGGCCCGCCGCGCCCAAGGAAATTTCCGCAGCACGCAGGACGTTATCAAGGAATTCAGCGACAACGCCCAGAACTATCTGGGTTATGACCTGTACGACGCATTCAGCGGCAACGCCGATCGCATCCAGGAGCGGTGGAAACAGATGCTTATGCAGCTGGCGGCCGAACTCATTGCCAGCAAGGTGATGGAGTACTTCAACGGCAACAGCAGTGGCAGCCGCACCGTATCGAGCGGTGAGGGCTTCTGGGCCAACGTGGCCACGTGGATTGGATCGTTCTTCGCGGGGGGGCGTGCCACCGGTGGCGCTATGCAGGGAGGGAAACTGTATGAACTCGGCGAACATGGCAAGCCGGAACTGATCGAACAAAACGGCCGCACCTTTTTGGTGGCAGGCGCGGGCGGCAATGTTGTGCCTGCGCAGTACGCTGCGGCGGCGGGCGCTGGCACAACTGGTATGCCGGCCATTGAATTCCGGGTGACCAACAACCACGCCGGGGCGGAGGTATCTGAGCCCGGGCTTACGTGGGAGCACGGAAAGCTGATCGTGGATATGGCGGTCAACAAGGTCAATCAAGGGCTTGCGCAGAAGGGCAGCAACACGCACAAGTCGATGATGTCCGGACTGTCTCAGGGGACGCGCTATGGATAACTGGCCCGTATCGCTTCCCCGCCCGCAGGTTGAAGGCTGCGCTTACACCCCTCAGGACAACCAGATTCGCACCGAAATGCGCGCGGGCGTGCCGAAGGCGCGTCGCGCCACCACTGCGCGGCCTGTCAACGTGACGTTCCAACTGGTGCTGACACAGGCACAGGTGCAGACGCTGGATGACTTCGTGGCCATCACGCTGTCGGACGTGTTGCCATTCCAGTGGATGGACTTCCGGAAGCCCGATGGCGAAGAGAACGTGGCGGTGTACCGCTTCATTCGCCGTCCGCACTATACGCCGCGCCGCAGCGGGATGCGCTGGAATGCAACTGTCGAACTGGAACTGTTAACCACTATGCAGGGCGCTTTCCTGCTGGATATCGAAGGACTTGGCACGTGACAGACCCAAACATAATTCCCGTAGCGGATGTCCCTATCACTACCCCGGGTGCTGGTGATCATGTGGTGGGCGCACAACTGGGTGAAACACGCGGGTTCCGTGTGGGCGGCTCATACGGAATTGCGACGCTGGATGCGGAGGGAAACCCCAAGGCGCCACTCGCTTTGGTGGAGCGTATCGGTGCACTGGAGGTGGGGCAAGGGAGTGGAATGCCAGGCTATGCGTCCCGCTCGGACTTGCCGACTCCGCCACCCTCCGGGGTCACTCTTTCCATGGTGACAAATGACGCCACGGCAGCGAACAACGGCACGTGGAGGTGGACCGGCGCGGCGTGGGTATTGGCGGCTGATCGCTTGACGGCGATCAGCTCGGAGGTTGCGGCTGCACGTTCCACGTCCGGCAACATTGCCTTGAACACGGCTCCCGCATTCTCCGCCGCCAACGGTGCCACGGCAATCCTTGATGTGCTTCGTCCGGTAGGTATTGCTATTCCAGACGGGGCGAGTGGACAGAATGCGTCGCTTGTACCCTTCTACGCGCTTTCTCAGGCGGAGATCGACAACCTTCTGGGCGCGGACCTGGTCATCACGGTGACCTATATCATCAGTGAAAACTGGAACAAGAACCTCACAGGAGCCGCGCTTCAGATCATACGGAACGGGTCTCTTGTGACAGGTGGAACGTTTGCGGGTAGTTCGATTGTAGGCAATCGCATGACCCGGCAATATCGTTATACGGTTCAGGCCGGAGATGAGCGTCTAGGCCCCATAATCCAGATATCAAGCTCAACCTCTGTAGGAGCGCAGACCATTGCGCTGGAAAGCTGGGGATACAGAATCAATGTCCAGGCCGCCGGGAGAACAGTCACAGCCGAGGATCAAGCAGACCAACTCCGTCTTCAGCGCGACGTGTACCCGAGAATCGAAGCGACAAAGGGATCGTTCGGGCCACTTAGTGCAAGTGAAGTTGAGGTGCAGGCTGCAGTTTTGAATGGTGCCATCGTGCGTCAGTCTGCAGGAATAACGGTGGGACTGACGATTCCAGGTGGTGCAACAGGCCATCTCTCATCCATGGAGCTCTGGGCGCGAATTTCCACGCCGCGCGCCGCATTGCTTGCAGGCCGCAAGGTTCGGGTCACCGCTGGGTTCCTGACCTCCGATGGCTGGGACAGGAACGTTGCGCTGGTGGCGAAGTCCTATACCGCTTCTGGATCGCGGTCACCTACCCGCGTCACGACTCGGAACGTGCAGGCTGCCGTCGGTTACAGGATTGTTGAGGTCGAATACATCCTCACGGGCGACGAGACAATCCTTGCGCCGTACCTGCAGGTCACCACGAATGCCACTCGCGGACTGGATCAATGGATTCAGTTGGATTCGCTGGCGATAGTAATTGCCGAGACTCCCGCTGGCGCGTTAACGCCTTCCGATGAGAACCAACGTCAGATAGCGCTTCGAATCGCGGAGGATCTGGTTAAGCAACTCACGTCCGACCCAGTGCGTGTCACTGCCGCCGCTTCCGGTGGGACCTATACGAGCCCCGCTGCTGCAAACACCGCGATCGCAGACGCGTCCAAATCTAAGCGATACATGGTGGCGATCACGCAGGGCACCTACGCGAGTGACAAGAACTGGCAGACCAAGGACTACATCGACTTTATCGGGACCGATGCCGAACGGACCGTTCTATTGCTGGACAACCCGGACAGCACCGCGCCGTCGACCATTCAGAACGATCAGCCGCTCTGGCTGCGAGCAGAGAACAAGCTGAGGGGTGTATCAGTGATCGTGCGCAATGGACGGTACGCCATCCATCGCGACAACATCAACTTCAAAAACCGCACGGTAGTGATCGAGGACTGCCATGTCGAGCACCTGGGAAACCAAGGTGCTCGCGACTATCAGGCGGCCAACGGCGGGGACCCCGATGCGGTATGGTCGGCCACAAACGCTTGGGGGAGCGGTACGGCCAGCGGCGAAACGGTCATCGCCAGGCGCAGCCGTTTCCGCGCTCCGGGCAACGTCTGGTCCGTGCATAACAACGAAGCGTTCGAGGCGCCGAGCCACAACATCATCGAGCGGTGCGAGCTTGTCTGTACAAGCGCGGTCGGCACCTGTATCGCGATCCAGTCCCTCGGGTCGGGAGTTAAGGATGTCTTCGACGTATCCGGAAGCAAACTCGTTGGAGACATCTTCTACGACACGAAGGGATGGCTACCGACCGCGCTGGCTAACCGTCCGGCAAACCGCGCAGAGTGGAAGGTGACGGGAAGTGGCAACACGCCCGCCGTGTTCAGGCATTCAACCGCATCGCGGGCGCTGAAGATCGAGAGCGCATCCACCTCTGGCACGAGTGCGGTCGCGGTGAGCGGAACCGCCGTGCCGGTGCTCTTCGGTGGATCGGTCTACTCGATGCCCGGCGCAGGCGGAATCAAGGGGTACGTCTACGGTTGGGGCGACATCAGCAGCACACCGGATGCCGCAAGTTCGCTCGGAAGCCGGCTGGGCAACCGCTCGGGGGCGCCCGTTACTCTCACGGTGGCCGTGGATGGCGGCGCTCCGGTGAACATCGTGCTCAACGCCGACTACACTGGGATGAGCAATTCAGCCGTGCTGGCGATCATCAATGCGGCGCTGACCGGAGCTGTCGCCAGCGAGTACGACATCACCGGCCGTTACCGACCCTCGATGCTCGACGAGGAGATGAGCCTGCTGAACAGCACCGGTGAAGGTATCCTCATGGGGATGGCGGTGGTGCGCGGTATGTCCGCTGGGACCGTCCGAAAGATGACCGCCACCGACTCACCCGCGCTGTTCCTCGGCATCGCCTGGGAGGACATCTACCCGGGGCAGTGGGGGCGCGTCAAGTCGAAAGGACACGTTGCGATCGTGGACATTATGCGGTCGGACGCGTCCGGCGTTGAGACTGGGGACACGTTCTCAGTTGATCCAAGCTTGCCGGGCGTCTTGTATAAAGGAGGCGCTATGGATTTGTTGCATGCGATCCGCAATAACGCAGTCAGGATTCAGTAGCGATGTCAAGATCGCTATCATCCGCTGCTGTAAGGGCCGCATTAGCGCGGGAAACCAACGAAGTATTCGTGGCTCTGGCCATGATCGAGCATCCGTCGCTTGATGAGCCCATCCGCATCTGCACGGACAGTGCGCCGGTGGTGCGCAGCGATGGTACGTTCTTGCCGTACCCCTTCGAATTCATACTGCCAGAAGACACTGACGGAGAGCTCCCGCGCGCCGCCGTGCGCGTGGACAACGTGGACCGCGAAGTGCTGCGCCGGATTTCAAGCGTGACCGGCCGGCCTGACGTGACCTTCATGCTGGTGCTGGCGTCGCAGCCCGATCTGGTGGAATACGGCCCGGTGCAGTTCCAAATGGGCGAAGCGTCATGGGACCAGATGGTGTTGAACGCGGCCCTGGCCTATCAGGAAGACATCTGGATGCAGGCTGTGCCAAGCCAGCAGTACACCCCCAGCAATTCGCCCGGGCTGTTCAGATGAAGATCGCCACCACCCCTTACATCGGCCTGCCGTTCGCCGACCATGGCCGCGGCCCGGCATTCGACTGCTGGGGGCTGGTGCGTCATGTGCTGCAGCGTGAGCGCGGCATTGAGTTGCCCGACTACGGCGACACCTACCCAAGCCATCGCGACCATTCGGGTGTTGCTGGCGCTATCGAACAGGGTGCTGTGGTGGGCTGGCGCCGCGTAGAGACGCCGTGCGTGGGTTGCGTGGTGGTTTTCCGTATTGCGGGGCGCCCATGGCATGTCGGACTGGTGGTCGGAGCGGACCGGTTCCTGCACATCCCCGAGGGTGAAACGTCATGCATTGAACGCCTGTCGGCCGCCATGTGGGCCAGGCGCATCGAAGGATTCTATTGCCGTGAGTGATACCGCCACCCTGATCGCCCGCCCGCATCCTTTCAGCCAACGCCCAGCCATCGTGCAGGTCAAGGCAGGAAGAAGCCTGCGGGAGATACTGCACGAAGCGGTCGATGGTGCACCGTTGCCAGACACACTGCGCGTGGAGGTGGGCGGACTGGAAGTGCCCCGTGCCTGGTGGGGTAGATTGAAGCCCAAGGCTGGCACGCAGATCCATTGCACGGCAATGCCGGCCGGCGGGGGCGGCGGAAAGTTGCTGCGCATCGTGCTGATGGTGGTCATCATCGTGGTGGCGTGGTACGTGGCGCCGCTGATCCTCGCCGCCATGCCTGGTCTGGCGGCTGCTGGCGTGACGACCGCGATGGTGGCGTCCGGACTGACCATGCTGGGCACCATGGTGATGAATGCTCTGGTGCCACCTCCAAAACCAAAGATGGATGCCAGCGCGCAGGGTGCCGTGGAGCGGCAGTTCGCGCTTACAGGCACCCAGAACAACGCCAATCCTTACGGCGTTGTGCCGCTGGTTATCGGTGAAATGCGGTTCTACCCATGCCACGCGGCGTTTCCCTATACGGAAGAGGCGGGTGCGGACAAATATCTCCGCATGCTGCTGGATCTTGGGCATGGCGACATCGACGTAAGCGATATACGCATTGGCGAGACGCCCATCGGCTCCTATGAGGGCGTGGAATACGAGATCACCACCACGCCAACGCTCTACACCGACGACATCTACGAAGACCCGGTGGGCGCCACCTTGAATGATGGTGATGTGATCCAGCGCACGACACAGCCCCAGGCTGATGAAATCGGCGTGGTCATCGACTTCCAGGGGCTCTACGGCGCTGACAAGAAAGGAAAGATCAAACAAGCGACGGCCAGCATCGCGTTCCAGTATCGTGCGGTAGGTGCAAGCACATGGATTGACGCCCCCATCACTGCGGGGAGGCGTCAGAACTGGAATTCAGGGTCCGTCAAGACCAGCAACCGCAACCCTTTCACCGTGGCAGTGTGGTGGAAAGTGACGCCGGGGCAGTACGAAGTTCGCATCTCCCGCAGCACAACACACTGGGACGGCGCTTTGGAGGGGCAGCGCACCGGCGACGCCAGCGTCGGCGCCCTGCGCACCCTGAAGAAGACCAACCCAAGCACCACGGGCACCACGAAATTGGCGCTGCGCATCAAGGCATCCGACCAGCTAAATGGCACCGTCCAGACGTTGAACTGCGTGGTGCGCCAACGCATCCCCGTCTGGAACGGCACAGAGTGGGTACAGGAATACAGCCGCAACCCGGGCTGGGTGATGCACTGGCTGGTGCGACACTGTCCAGCGGTGTCCATCCGCGCATCGGAAAGCATGGTTGACCTGCAGGCTATTACAGAGTTTGCCGCCTACTGCGAGGCGCGCGGTCTGGAATGCAGCAGCGTGGTCGATAGCTCCACCACGCTGCTGGAACTGGTGGGCGACGTGCTGTCTTCTGGCATGGCGTCCCGATCATTCCGGGACGGCAAGATCAGCGTGGTGTGGGATGACCCCGATGCGGTGCCGGTGGGTATGTTCACGCCGTCCAACTATGTGAAGTTCAGCGGGCAGCGTACGTTCTTCGAGATGGCGCATGGGCTGCGGGTTAAGTTCGTGAACCCCGATGCTGGGTACATCACGGATGAAATCATCGTGCTGGCTGACGGCTACAGTTACCGGGGAGTCGACGCGCGCGGCCTGCCATCAGAACTTCCGGAAGCCACCCGGTTTGAACAACTCGACCTGAAGGCCGCGCGGGGCGCGCAGGCGGCTTGGCGGGCAGGCCGGCACCAGCTTGCACAGGCCAAGTTCCGGCCGGCCGTGTACCAGATGGAAGCGGATATCGAGATGATCCGCCATACGCGCGGCGACCTGATTACCGTAATGGATGATGTGGTGGAGTGGGGCGAAGGTTGGGGCCGTATCGAGCATATCGACGCCGCCAACAACCTGGTTCGCCTCGATGAGATCAGCAAGGCGCTGGACGCGGGCAGCTACTACATCCAGTTCCGCACCAGCGACGGGCTGATGCATTCGCGCGCATGCACGCCGCACGCACCCGTCACCAATACTTTCGTTTGCCCGGGTGGCCTGCCAGCGGGGCTGGCCTATGGCGACGTAGCCATCGTGGGATCTGCCACCCGGCAGGCGCGCAACCTGCTGGTCACCGGCATCACGCCGGGGCAGGATCTGTCCGCCGTTGTCAGGCTGGTGGACCATGCGCCCGACGTGTACGCCTACATCGACAACCCGCCCGAATCCATCCTGAGTGAGGCCACGGGACTTAGCTACCGCGAACCGCCGGAGCCACCCCGTATCACGGTGGTAGTCACCAGTGGGCTGGCGGCGGACCCTGGCGACGCCGGCACGACATCGCCGGAAGGTGTCGTCGGCGTGCGTGGCGGCAGCGGCTACATCCGCGGCGCGCCATGGCGTAACCCGCTGGCTGCGATGGAGGCTTACTGATGGCTACGCCCGCGGCCTTTTACGAGCTGCGCTGGCGCATTGCCGGCAGCGACGGCGCGTGGCTGACGAAGCGCGTGGAAGCCAACACCGACCATGTGCGTATTTCAGGGCTGACGCGAGGCGTGAGTTACGAAGGATTCGCCCGCGCCATTTCATCGTTCGGCGCAGCCTCAGATTGGGCGCCCATGGACTTCGTGGTGGAGGGCATCACCAACGAAGGTCCGCTGAACTTCCCGCCAGTCACCGTGGGCAACGTGTCGTCGCGCTGGGTGGAGGGAACGGAAGTCACGTTCACCGCCACCGACACCGAAGCCACCATCAACGTCACCGCCGGCGTGCTGCAGGTGGGCGACCAGCAGGTGAACTATGGCGCTAGCAGCGCCACGGTGACTGGCACTGCTGGTTCTTCGCGCGTGGTGTATCTGTACTACGACGATCCGCGCTTCCAGGGAGGCTCGCGCACCTTGGGCACCACCGACAGCAGCGTCGACTCCATGGCCGACTATGGCCGCATCTTCATCACCGGCATACGCATCACATTCGACACAGTAGGTGGTGGCGGCGTGGGTGGCGGTGGCGGCATCGGCGGCGGTGGTGGCGGCACCGGCTCTTCCCCCTTCGAGACCCTCGAACCATGACGTACATCAAGCGCGACGACATCAACCTGCCCACCGACGAAACCGTGGTGCAACTGGCAGGCCAACACCTGGTCGCGGTGCGCTGCGAGCGCAAGCGCGTGGCATCCGGGGTGGCCTACCATGCGCAGGCGCGGGCCATTGATGCGGGCGGCACCACGCTCAACGATGCACGCGGTCGTGCGATCGCCACCGAACTGAAGCACTCGGCACCGATGGATGTCGTGGATCGGCTGGGCGATGGCGCCATTTCGCGTGAATGCCTGCTGGCCGTTCTCGGAGAGCCGTTGACGCCGCGCGGAGAAGGCGAAGCGCTTCCGCTGATTGCCTGGTCCGCGTCGCTGTTGGCCAGCGTCAGCATTGCAGTCAGCCTGGCGGCCGCTGATGTCTCGGGCACGGCGGACGCGGGCAACCTGCTGTAGGCGGACGCGTTAACCCGCCCGGTAGACCCGCCGCGCGGGGGCGCGTGGAATGCGGCTATGACCGTGCCGCAACTCCCGCTGCCGATCCGCCAGGACATCGCCATCAAGCGCGTGATCCTGCCGGCGTTGAAACTGCTGCCGCCGGCGATGACCTCGCTGCCGGCCGTGCTGATGATCCTGTGCATCTTCCTGCAGGAATCGAACCTGGAACACCGCTGGCAGGTTGTGGACTTGAAGCGTCCCAACGCGAAGGGCCCGGCCCGTGGGCTGGGCCAGTTCGAGCGCGGCACGCAGGCCAGCCGCGGCGGGGTGTGGGGCATCATGCTGCACACGGCCAGCCGGTTCTGGCTGGCAAAGGTCTGCGAAGCGCTGGGCATCGCGTTCAAGGCCGACGACATCTGGCGGGGTATGGAAACCAGCGACGCGCTGGCCGTGTGTGCATCGCGCCTGCTGCTGTTCACCGATCCCAAGCCGCTGCCTGCCATAGGCGATGAAGAGGGCGCCTGGCGCTACTACCTGCGCAACTGGCGGCCCGGGGCGTACACCAACGGCAGCGCCGCCGCTCGCGCCGCGCTGCGTGCGAAGTGGGGACGCAACTATCGCATGGCGCTGTCCGCCGCACAGGCGCACTACGGATGAACCACCACGCCATCCCCGATGCGCTGATGACGTTGGCGCTGGCCATGACCGTGCCGCTGTGGCCCGGCATCGACGCCTTCAGCCGCTACCCGGTGCTGGGCATTCCGGTGGCGGCGCTGACCGCGGCCATGCTGGGGTCGGGTTTCAGCTATCTGAAGCGCAAAGGTCAGGACGTGGAGGCGGTGCCGCTTCGCCTGCTGGGGATCGCGGCCGATGCCTTCATTGGCGGATGGATCGCGGTGGCGCTGCAGCACATCCCGCAGTTGTCGCCCTACGGCATGACGTCCATCCCGGTGGAAGCGGTGGCCGGGCTGGCGGCGTTCCTGATGCAGGTGGTGCGCATCAAGGCGGCGGACTACTTCGAACGGACCTTCCAGGCGGGGCTGAATGCCTGGGTGGCGGTTTTCACCAGGGGGAAATCTCGGAATGAGGACACCCCATGATCTGGTTACTGCTGACCGTCAACGCACTGGTGTGCTTCGTTATCTTCTGGGTGTGCGGCACCTTCCTGCTGGTCGCTGACCGTCCCACGTGCGTGCGGAAGGCCGCGGCGCAGGTGGGGCTGTTGCTGGCCATGGTCGGCGCCTTCGCCACTGGCATGGCGCCGCTGGTGCAGCCGCACGTGCCGGGCTGGTGGTCGGTGCTGTTGCGGGTCGGCATTGCGATGATCGCGCTGGCGCAGTACGACAAGGCATTCGGCATTGCCGACCAGGCGCGAAGCCTGGCCATCACCGTCCAGACGGTGCCGCTGCGGCTGTCGCTGTGGTGGTCCGAACGGTTGGCCATCGCACACCGCGCCGCGCGGCTGAAGCGCTGATGTCGCTGCGCGATCACGTGGCGGTCTGGGGCGCGGCGGGCCAGTGGATCGCCGGCCTGGTGCTGGTGCTGGTGCTGTCGTGGGCGGCGCTGGCCGTATCGGTTGGCGTCAATGCCTGGCAATGGCGCAAGGCCGGCGCGGCGAAGGCGGAGTGCCGCACGCAGATGGAGCAGGCCGCCCGCCTCGCCATTGAGGCCGAGCAGAAACGCGCCACACAGGCTGAGGCGCAGGCCCGCGCGATCGCCACCGACACTCGAGCCGACACCGCGCGCAGCGCCGCGCAGACGCAGAGGAATACGTATGCACGGGAAACCGCACTGGCCGGCGTTGCTCTCGCTGGTGATTGCCGCATGCCTGCTGGTGGGATGCCAAGCATCCAGCCGGCCATCGACGAAGCCAACGCCGCCGCGGGTGACTGACTGCCTGGACGAACCGGCCGGCGAGTTCCCACCCGAGCCGGCTGACCCGGCGCCTGGTCAGCCCATCACCGATGCGGTGCTGTTGGCGTGGAAGCTGTGGGGTAACCGCGTGATGGGCGTGGCCACCACCGACCGCATCCGCTGGCGCGGCGAGCGGCGGTGCATCCGCAAGATGGAAGCCGCCGGGCAGATCCGCTAGGGCATGCGCTGGCAGTAGGTGCTGTCGCCGTCTACCAGCCAGACCTTCAGCGCGTTGCGCCACTCGGCGGTTCGCCGTTCGCGCCCCAGTGCATACCCGACCGTGACGGTGGTCGTGCTGCCCGTGTCGGCCGGGGCGAAGTCCACGGTGGAGAACAGGTGCCCCAGCGAGCCGTTGATGTTGATGCGTGGCGGCTGCCCCACCACGCCAGGCGCGGCTGCCAGGTTGTAGTTGCCGGTGCCGAAGCAGCGCACCAGCTGCGCCTGCACGGTCTTGAACGCGTCATCCACCGACAGGGCCGATGCCTGCGACGCGCGCGGCACGTCGGGGTTGTCGCGCAAGGTTTGCGGGTGCGGCGCGCACGCCGTCATTGTGGCGAGCAGCAACAGCGCGAGCAGGCAAGACTTCATGTTGACCCCCTTGGCTTGACCCCGACGAACTGTAACAGCCCCTCGCGCTGTTCGGCGCTCAGGCTTTCCAGCCAGGCGTGCAGTGCAGCCAGCGTGTCGTCGGCAATGTAGTGCTCGCGATGCTCGCGCAGGACCCCGGTACCGCCGCCGGTCCCTGCATCCAGTTCGGGCACTCCGCGGCCCGTAGCCAACCACTCGAACGCCACGCGGAAGTCGGTGGCCAGCGTGATCATGCGCTCGAGCTCGGGCAGCGCTAAACCCGCCAGCCATTTGCGGGCGGTTTCGCGGGTGACCGCATATCGGTTGGCGAGGGCACCCGTGCGGGCGCGGTCAGCGGGAAACCGGGCGCGGTCGAGCGCCTTGTGCAGGCGCCCGGCGAATTCCTGATAGGGCGCGGTTGGCATGGGACTCAACAGGAGGCCCGCCACTCCAATCAGGGGTTCGGCCACCGTGCGGGGGCGGGGGCCAGGCGGCCCCACGTTCAGACCGCAACCCATTGTTGCGCAGCACCAGCCGACGAATGGCAATTTTGAGTTGTTGACAAGCGCAATTTGCGGTTGTAGTTTTCGCAACTATGAATTGCATCCCGACCCAACCCCAGAACCCGGTCGACCTGTGGGTGGCGCTGTTCCCGACCGTAGGCGAAGCCGCCAATGCGGCCGGCGTGTCCACCGAAATGCTGCGCAAGATCCGCCGTCGTGGGTACGTTTCCACGCGGGATCGGGCCATCAAGATGGCGGAGGCGGCGGGCGGGGTAGTGACGGCCGCCGAACTGCTGGCGGTGCATCAGGCCGCGGGGGCGCACTGATGCGCGCCCTGGGCTACATCCGCGTGTCGACCGAAGAGCAGGCGGGGCAGGGGCACAGCCTGGCCCTGCAGCCCGACATGATCCGCCAGTGGTGCGGCCTGTTCGGCCACACCCTGGTCGACGTGGTGGAAGACCGGGGCATCAGCGCCGGCATCGCGCTGCACAAGCGCCCCGGGGGCCGTGAACTGCTTCGCCGCCTGCGCGCCGGTGAAGCCGACGTGGTGGTGGTCTACCGGCTCGACCGCCTGTTCCGAAACGCGCAGCACGGGCTCAACTTCGTACGCGACGAACTGGACCGCACGGGCGTGGCGCTGCAGTCCATCAGCGAAAAGGTGGACACCACCACGGCGGTGGGCAAGTTCGTGCTGACCATCCTGATGGGTGCCGCCGAATACGAACGCGACCTGGTCCGCGAGCGCACGCGCGCCACGCAGCAGTCGCTGCGCGAGCGGGGCAGGGTGTACGGCACCACGCCGTATGGCTGTGTGGCCATGGGCGGCACGTGGAGCGATGACGCCGGCCGCGTGGTGGGGCAGTCGCTGTTCCGCGACCCGGCCACCTGGCCGCACCGCGAACTGATCATGGACCTTCGCGGCCCACACGACGGTCCTGCGCAGATGAGCCTGGAAGCCATCGCCGACGAACTGTTCAAGCGCGGCATACGCGCGCCCAACGGCGGCAAGCGCTGGCAGAAAACGTCGGTGTCTCGGGTGATCAATTCGCATGGCGGGTTGAAACATATCCCGGCCATGCCGGTGGTTCACGAAGCTGCGGTTTCGGGGGGCGAGGCATGACCACGCGCCCGAGTCGCCACCCCAACCCGGCACGCCCTGCGTGGGTTTATCAAGGCACCGACGCGCTGAAGAACGCCGCACTGACGTGCTGCCAGATGTCCTACGCGCTTTCGCTGCGTCGTCAGTTGGCATCGCGCCTGATGCGCGACGCGTCGGACGTTTCCATCCACTTCACCCGGTCGCCTCTGGGTGCGGAGTTCGCGGGGATCTTCGACGCATGCCGTCGTGAAGTGGCCCGGATCGAACGCGCCGACCGGCGCCTAGCCCACGAGGTCCATTCATGAGTCGCGTTCTCACGTGCGTCTATTGCGGTCGCGAGTATCCGCAGGACACTCCCGCTCACGGTGACAAAATCCTTACCGACCACATCGCTGTTTGCGAAAAGCACCCGATGCGAAAGGTGGTGCGTGAACGCGACGTGCTGCGCGCCGCGCTGGCGGGGTTGGTCGGTGTAGACGACGGCGGCGAACTGATCGAAATGGCAGCAGCCATCAGCGCACTTCCGGCCAGCGCTGACGATAAGGAAGCGATGGTCGCTGGCGTCAAGGCACTGATGCTCACGTCTGCGCACGCAGAGTTGCGGAGCGCGGTGGCATGAGTCTAGACACCCCGCTGACGCTCGACGAAGCGCGCGAAGTCGCCCGCCTGCAGCACGAAATCACCGTGCTGCGCGAGGCCCGCGAAGTCGTCACCAATTCCGCCACGCCGGCCGTGATCTACGGCCGCATGGACGACCTGATCAACCGCCGCCAAGACGCGCTGCTGGGCATCTTCCAGCAGGCGCAGGGTGCGGTCCTTTCCGAAGTCAACCTGCGCGCATAACACAGAGGAGCATAGCCATGTCCGAAATCATCAAGGGCGCCACCTACACCGACAAAATTACCGGCTTCACGGGCGTGGCCATCGGCCACTGCGAATACCTGACCGGCTGCAATCAGACGCTGCTGCAGCCGAAGGGCGACGACCCGACGAAGAAAGCCGAGGGCCACTGGTTCGACGACCAGCGGTTGGAGTCGACCGACGCGCCCGTCATCACCCTGGACAACGGCGCCACGCCCGGCTGCGACATGCCGGCGCCGGTGATCTGAGGCCATCGCCATGGTCAAGCGCGCCACCCGTTCCCAAGTCATCGCCACGCTGGTCAACGCTGCCGTGCTGGAAAGCCGCACGCAGTGGAACGCCTATGCGGCCGAAGTGGTCCTGCACTACCACGACACCGTTGCCGTGGAGGACCGCGACGTGGAATTCCACGTGGCCACCACCGCCGACAACCACGAACGCGCCACGCGTCTGAACACGCAGACGGTGCGCCGCATCCTGTCGGGCGAAATCCGCATGTGCGTGGACATCGAGGAATCGCTGATCAATGCGCTGCCCGAACCGTACCGCGACCACGTGCTGGCGGAACTGCTGGGGCGCGATGGCCTGATCCTTGCCCGCAAGCCGCCCATGCCGCACGACGTAGTGGGTCAGGTTGGCGCGCCCGCCGAACTGATGCGGCGGGCGGCAGATGCTGTGCAGGCCATCGCGCCGATGCTGGCCGACAACAACGCCATCGGCCCGGAAGACCAGCACCACTTCGCCAAGGCCTTGGCCGAACTGCACGAAAGCATGGGCGCGCACCTGACCGCCGCCGCCATGATCACCGATGCCATGGGCAAGCTGCCCGGCGGCAAGCCGTCGCTGAAGGTGGTGGGCTGATGGCCGCGCTGACCGAAATCGTGGGGGTGATGGCGGCCAACGAAGAAATCACCGACGTGGTCGCGCTGATGGATTCGCACCCGCTGTGCCCTTCGTTCTTGTCGATCATGGAGCCCGGGGAAATGCCGTACGAAGGCGCGGCCCGCATCGGCATCCGCAATCCGGCGTGGGATCGGGAGAGCGGCCGAGACGTGCCGGAGTGGATCGACGGCGATCCGATCTACCCGGGCAGTCCGGAAGCGCGCCGGTTCTTTGGAAACTTCATCGGCCTGAGCCGTGTTTTCACGATCGACACCGACGATCAAATGCAGATCGCCAAGATGCGCGCGGCCATATCCGCGAACCTCGCCAAGTTCGGGGGTGCGAAGTGAGCACCTGGCAGCAGTGGTTCCCCGGTTCCGACCCGGACCGCCACGGCTGGTGGCGCCTGATCCGCTTCGAACAGGTCGACGGCGACGGCAAGCCGATGGGCAAGCCACAGGTGGCGCTGACGCCGGGCAACTACCCGCGCCAGTTCCCCAGCGAAGAGATCGCGCAGCGGGCGGCCAATGTCCTGAATCAGGAAGAGGCCGAGGACCGCGCCCATGCGTGACATGGAAGCCCGGAAGTTCGAAGGGTGCTGCCGCTACATCGGGTTCGACCCGGTGCCGAAGGGCAAGTCGCCCGACCTGGAGTTCGTTTCCGATGACGGCGCGCTGCGCGTGCCCGCCGTCATGCAGTCCACCCCGTTGGGCACGCGCCTGTATCGCCGCGGCTCGCTGGAAAAGCTGGTCGCGGCAGCACGGGCACGGCCCGTGAAAAAGGAAGCCCCCGGCGCTGGAACGCCGAGGGCTTCGGATGACCAAACCCGTCTAGGAGATTGACCGTGCACCAGTGCATCACAGGCGGCGCGACGCCGCAACCCCCGCAGTTTCCGAAGGTCAGCCATCGCTTGATGGTGCGCGTCAACATGCGGCGCGACGCGCACCGCTGCGGCGTGCCGTCAGGCCCCGCGCTGGCGGCCGTCGACCGCGCCTGGTCGGCCACCGGCGGCGATCGCTACGCCGCGCGCCGCGCGGGCTGGGCGGCCACCGATGCGCTGCGTGCGCGCCTGCTGTCGCGGGAGGGCTGACCCATGTTCTTCCGCAACCTGGTGATGTTCCGTTTCTCGCCCCTGATGTTGTGGCAAACCGGCACCAACCCGATGGAGCCGGAGAAAGCGACCCTGCAGGACCTGCTGGCAGACGCCGCGCTGAAGCCGGTCGGCCCGCTGGAACTGTCGTCGCGCGGTTTCGTGTCGCCGTTCGGCCGAGATAGCGATGCGCTGTTCGCGCAGGCCGGCGATGCGCTGTGGCTTACCGTCGGCGGCGAGGACAAGATCCTGCCCGGCGCCGTGGTCAACGAAGCGCTGCAGAAGAAACTGGCCGAGATTGAGGCCAAGGAAGGGCGGAAGCCGGGCGGCAAGACGCGCAAGCGCATCAAAGACGACCTGCTGCACGAACTGCTGCCCAAGGCGTTCGTGAAGCCGTCACGCGTCGACGTGTGCATCGACGTGCGCCGTGGGGTGGTGGCGGTGGATACAGCGGCCCGCAAGGTGGGCGAGGGCGCGGTGTCGGAGATCCGGCGAGCGCTGGGAAGTTTCCCGGCGCTGCCGCTGAACGCCGAAGTCGCGCCGCGCGCCGTGCTGACCGGCTGGCTGGCGGGCGAGCCGTTACCCGATGGCCTGTGGATGGGTGAAGACGCGGAACTGCGCACGGCGATGGAGGGCGGTTCCGTCATCAAGTGCCAGGACACCGACCTGCGGTCGGACGAAGTCACCGCCCACCTTGCGACGGGCATGCAGTGCGCCAAGCTGGCGCTGACTATGGACGACTGCGTCAGCTTCGTCCTGGGCGAAGACCTGGTGGTGCGCAAGCTGAAGTTCCTCGACGGCGCCGTCGACCGGCTGGAAAACACCGAACACGACGACCTGCGCGCCGAACTGGACGCGCGCTTCGCGCTGATGGCGGGCGAACTGGGCCGGCTGTTCGACGTGCTGGAACCGGCGCTGAAGCTGTCGAAGGCGGAGGGCTGATCATGCAAGCCGTCCGCTACTACAAAACCAACCATCCCGACGTGATGCGCGCGATCAGCGACCAGCGCGAGGCCCGCCGGACTCTCTGGGACCGCGCCACATCGTTTGCCTTCGACTTCGGCGGCAAGCCGGCGATGCTTAGCACCATCACTGATACCTACTTCGGCGGCATCATCTTCACGCCGCCGAAGCCGACGACCTTCTGGACGGCACCGGACGAACATGGCGCCCAGCGCCCGCGGGCCCGTCCACCTGCGCGAACGACCTGGACGCCCGAAGAGCGGGAGGCCCACAAGCGGCGCCTAGCTGACTGGGAGGCGCGTCGGCCGCGCGATCACATCCGCGACGAAGGACTGTACGCGGCGATGGGGACCGACTGGGGCTGCCTGCTGTTCGTCGGCATCGCCTACTTCGACCATGCCGATTATCTCTACGTGGCGACGGCCGCGACCCTCGCACCGCACATGCATGAAATCCTGGGCAGCGAGTATCAAGCTGCCCAGCAGCAGGCCAACGCAGTGCGGGCCGCAGAGAAGCAGGCGGTGGCCGCATGAACGTCATCGCCTTCCGCAGCCGCAGCAGCAGCACCGCGCCGCCCACCACGCCGTCGACGCTGCACCTGACGCCGATGGTAGACCTGTTCCTGGAACGCCTGCGCGTGCGTGGTGCCGCGCGCAACACGCTGCTGGCGTACGGCAGTGACCTGCGCCACTTCGTCGTGTTCGCCCTGCGCATGGGCGTCGCACTGGCCGGGCAGGTGGACGAACGCCTGGTCAATCGCTGGATCGACGCAGGCACGCAGGAACGCCAATGGTCGCGCCGCACCGCGCACCGCAAGCAAATGACCCTGCACAGCCTGTTCCAGTGGGCCATCGGCGAGGGCTACGCGCTGCGCGATCCCACCACGGACGTGCGCATCACCTTCCGCCCGCGCGCCGTAGTGGCACCGGAACTGGAACCGCTGAAGCGCGTCGTGGCCGCGATCGGCACGCAGGCGCCGCTGGACCTGCGCGACCGCGCCATGTGCCTGCTGATGCTGGATGCCGCGCTGCGCGCCAGTGAGGTGGCCTGCATCGACGTGGAGGACGACACCCATCCGCGCCTGCACTGGGTGGACCTGGTGGCGCGCCGCGTGCACGTGCGGCCCAAGGGTGGGGCGGATACCGACGCCGACGTGGTCGGGCTGGAACCGCAGACGGTGGAAGCGATCCGCTCGTGGCTGCGCGTGCGCGGAAAGCTGGCCAAGCCCGGCGAGCGGGCGATGTTCGTCAACCAGAACGGTGTGCGCATCGGCCGCCAAAGCGTCTACACGATGGTGCGCGCCCGTGGCGCCGCCGCCGGCCTGCCGCGCCTGCATCCGCACCTGTTCCGCCACCGCCGCATCGGCGACATCGTGGAAAAGCTGGGGCTGGACGTGGGCAGCGCGCAGGCCAGGCATCGGCACAAGTCCACCACCGTCAACGTGTACGGAACGCACGCTGCCGAAGTGCAGCGCAACGCGGTGCGCGAATTGGCGCCGCTGGGAGACATCGCATGCAACGGATGATCAGCCACACCGAACCGCTGCCGAACTGCCGCAACGGCCACCGCGCCCGCCACATGCACGACGTACGCCGCGCAGAGGCCGGGGGCGGCCACCTGGTGGAGTGCGCCTGCAGCACCACCGGCAAGCACGCGGAGTTCGACACCGCGCTGGTGGAGTGGTGCCGCGCCAACGGCCACCCCGTCCCGCACGCGCTGCTGCAGGCGCCGCTGCCGCTGTCCAACGTCACCCATCTGAGGGCGCGGCCATGAGCATGACGCAACTGCAGCGCGACGCGCTGGCCCGCGCGAAGGCAGGCGACTGGGAGCTGGCGGACGCCATGGAACTGGTGGAGCGCGCCAAGATCGAAGCGCCCCATGCGGTAGTGATGGCGTGCGGCGGCTACGAAGAAGAAGCCTCACTGCTGTACGGCGTCGTGGACGGCAACCGCATGCGGTTCCTTGCGTGGGGGGACGCCAGTGAAACCGAGTGCCAGACCTGTGACGGGAAGGGCGAGACCGAATGTGGTGAGTGTGGCCACACCGAAGAGTGCGAAGACTGCGACGGGGAAGGCACGACGGATGGTGACGTGGTGGTGCACTGCTTCACTGACATGAATGACAACGTGTTGACGGAGTCCGCCGAGCCGGCCCAGCGAGTCACGCGGACGATCAAGTGGGCGCGTGAAACCCTGCAGACGTACCACGCCGAACAGAACGAACTAGCGCGCAAAGCCGTCGGCGATGCGCCCATCATGGAGACTGCTTAATGCGCGCCACTGTAGAAGCCGCCGACCTGGTCACCGTCCTGAAGCAGGGCGTGGCCGTGACCGGCAAGACCACCATGGACGTGTTGACGCACGTGCTGATCCGCACCGACCGCGACGGGATCACCGTCGAAACCACGGATACCAACACCTATGTGCGCGACCGCATCCCAGCGCGTGTGGATGAGCCGGGCGAAGCGCTGCTGTCGGCGCCTATGCTGCAAGCCGCCGCAAGTGCTGGCGGCGACATTCGACTGGCGCACGACGGAAAGGTGTCGCGCGGACGCAGCCACTACCGGGTTCCGTTCCGCGAAGACATCACCGAATTTCCCACGCAGGAAGACGTGCGCTTCGCGCCTGTGGATATCGACCCGCTGGCACTGGCGGCAGCGTTGCGCCAGGTGGAATACGCACCCGATGCCAACGACGTGCGCGCCATGGCGCAGTCGGTCCACGTGGAAAGGGACCGGGTGTGGGCGACCGATGGCGTGCTGATGGGGCGCGTCCGTGTCGACTACGACGGGCCCACGATGTCGATTCCGGACAGCCAGCTGAAGCGAGTGCTGGACGTGCTGGGTACTGGCGCCACGTTGCAGGTGGCCAACGTGCAGGATGGCCAGGCGGGCAGCCTGCGCATCGACAACGGCAACCTGACGATGGTGGTCCGCCTTCGCCACAGCGGACGGTTGGCGGACGTGGAACGCCTGGTCCCGATGGCCAACGACAAGCATCCGGAAGTGATCGTGGAGCGGGCGGCATTCATCGCTGCGCTGCGCCGCTTCCAGCCGTTCGTCACGGTCGGCCGGGTGTCCAACGTGGTGCTGGAAATGGCGGACGGCCGCTTCCGCATGACCAGCCCCAGCGAGGAAAGCGAAGAGGACCTGACCGAACTGGTGAAGTCCGGAAAGGGTAGTTTCCGCGAGGGCTTCGACGTCAAGCGCATGGTGTCGCTGCTGCAGGGCATCACCACCGACACCGTGCACCTGCTGCCTGGCACCAAAGGCGCGGTGATGTTGTTCCAGCCGGGGGGCACCACGCGTGACGAAGTGGCCCACCTGCTGATGCCGGTGAGGCTGTAACCCATGAGCGCCGACCAGAACAACGCGCTACTGGCCGCGCTGAAGGAAGGCCCGATGACGGCGATGGACGCGCTGAACCGCCTGGGCATCGCCCGGGCGAGCGCCCGGGTGTTCGACCTGCGCGAGCAGGGCCACGACATCCGCAGCACGGATATCACCGTGACGAACCGCCAAGGCAAGCCCTGCCGGGTGGCCCTGTATTCGCTGGGCGCCGCCCAGCGCACGTTGCTGCCCGTACACCCGGGCAGGGGAGTGATGCACCCATGAACAACCCCTTGCTTCCCGTCCTGCTGGTGCTGGTCGCCACACTGGTGTCCGGCATCGCCCTGGGCGCGTTGGCCCACGCCACGTGGCGCCGTCGCCGGCAGCTGGTGTCACCGCTGTCGGTCGACGGCCTGGCCGAACGCGCCGACGTGAACGGCCAGGCGCTGGTGCAGATGGCCAAAGCCATGCGCGAATGCGCTGCGCAGGAACAGCGCGAGGCCCGCCGTGCCGCACTGCTCCGCTGGGCACGCCTTGCCGAACAGGCTGCACAGGAACACCTGGAATGCATCAATGCCATTTCGCTGGACGCCCTGCAGCAGGTCAGCGAAGCCATGGTGCACCTGGGTGACTTTCGCCCCGCCAGCGATGACCGGCGGCGTAACCCGCCGATGGGTCCGGTGGCGCGCCACCTGATCAGGGGAGGGCGCCTGCATGGGTGAGGCAATTGCGCTACCAATGGACACCGCACCGCGCGATGGAACCATGGTCCGGCTGCTGGTGGAGTTCGCCGAACACGCGACGGAAGACTGCGTTGGGCCGGCCTGGACCATCGGGGCCAACAACGACGACAACGTGGGCGATGACGAACGCGTCGGCTGGCAGTTTGCCGGCTGGTGCTGGACGCACGACCACTTCACCGAGGGGCGCGGAACGCCGGTCGGCTGGCTACCGATGACCACGGCAGCAGATCAGGTGCAGGCAACGGCGGCGCGCGACGGCTATTACCTCGCATCCTTCAAGAGATCCCACGATCGCGGCTACGTGATCTGGTGGATGCCCGACAACGCTGGATACACGACGGACCTGGAACAGGCCGGAATCTATGCGGAACCGGTGCTGGGTTACCACGACAGCGACGAGACGGTGCCGGTGCCGGTTGCGCTTATCGACAGCCTGCGTGTGCGGCGAATGATCGACGTTGGCGACAGCGCGAACCGCTCGCTGTGGACCGCCAAGGAATTGCGAAAGCTGATCGCCACGTGGGCAAAGGAGCGGCCCCATGCGTGAGCGCATCGCCGAAGCCCTATACCACTGGCTGCTGTTCGCCATCGCCGGCCAGCGACCGCCCAACCTGGTGGTGGGTGAGGACAACCCGGACGGCGCCTATCTGCTGCGCTGGTACGTGACGCCGTGGCGTGGCTGGTTCGCTGGCATCGCGCCGGAAAACATGACGTGGTGGCAGCGTGCCGTCCACGCCGTGGTCAAGCGGCTGCCCAACCTATACCTGCACAAGTTCCTGCGTGACGACGACGACCGCGCCCTGCACGATCACCCGTCGTGGGCGGTCAGTTTCATCCTGCGGCGTGGGTACATCGAACACACCATCGCCGATGGCGGCATCCACCACCGCCGCGAGTATGGCCCGGGCACCCTGCGCTTCATGCGCACGCGGCACACGCACCGCATCGAACTGCACACCGACACGACCACCGGCACCGCCCAACCATGCTGGACGCTGTTTCTGTTCGGTCCGCGGTGTCGTGCCTGGGGCTTCCACTGCCCGGAACGCGGCTGGGTGCCCTGGCAAAAGTTCACCGCCGAGGGCAAGCCCGGCGAAGTGGGGAAGGGGTGCGACGCATGAATGCCATCATCAGTCCTTGCGGACTCTATCGCTATCGCCTCGACCGCATCGTCCTCGATGCCTTGACTTTGCTGATGCCCACCGAGGTTCAGCCACACCTGGTGTTTGCCTACTTCGGCGTAAACCCGTCGAAGGCTGACGCCACGACCGAGGACCAAACCACCCACAAGTGGCGCGGCTTCACGCGGATCAACAATGGCAGGGCCTACATCGCCGGCAACCCGTTCGCGTTCCGCGCGACCGATGTTGACGAACTAGCACGGGCTGAAGATCCAGTCGGGCCGGATAACGCGTCTCACTTGGATGCCATCATCGCCGAAGCCCACGTGCTGGTGCCGTGCTGGGGCAGCCGAAACAAGCTGCCCAAAGTACTGCATCACCACCTGGACGCCCTAGCGGCTCGCCTGATGGCCTCCGGCAAGCCCGTCCGTGTATTCGGTACCACGAAGTCGGGCGACCCCCAGCATCCCCTGATGCTTGGATACGACACGCCGCTGGTGGCATGGGGTGGCTTCGCATGAAGCCCATCCGCGAATGCCCGGCATGCGGTCAGAAGACCGACGCGCCGTCGTGCTGCGGCGTGTTCCTGGACAGCCAGTTCACCATGACGAAGGCGCGCACGATCGCCCTGCGCCGCTACGCCCACGGCCGCAAGGGGCTGGACGTCGAAACCTACCGCATGCACCTGGAAGGCGTGGGCGCCCGCAGCACCACCGAACTGACGCGCGACCAGCACACCGCGCTGCTGAAGCGCCTGGGTGCGCTGCCGGACAAGCGCAGGCCAGGCAATGGGGCGTCCGCATGATTCTGGCCGTGCCCAGCGCGTGGGACGTGCTGCAGTTGAGCGACAACCCGTCGCGTCTGCCGCTGTCGGTGATCCAGCGCCGCCTGCATGTCGGCGAGAACTGCGCGCGCGAGTTGCGCCAGCAGGCATGCGAGCGGATGCGCCTGCAGGCCGTACCCGACGACACCGTACCCAGCCGCCTGGAACTGCGGCTGATGCGCGATTTCCACTTCAGCCGCGCCGAAGCGCGCGTGGCCAGCCACATGATCCAGACAGGTGAGATCACATGCCCCAACTGAGCGCCACCCCGAAACCCATTACCACACTGGCGGACGCCATCGAAGCCGGCGAACACGCCTTGCGACGCGCGCCAACCGGCTGTCCCGCCCTGGTCACCCCGCACGTGATGCGCATGCTGCTGGAAGCGGCCGCCGCAACGGAGGCCACCCATGGCTGACGGCGGCGCACGCACGCAGCTGGGCTTTCACCTGCCCGACATCACCGCCGTGTCGCGCCTGCGCGCGGGCGAAATCGTGGTGGATCTGTTCGCCGGTGGTGGTGGCGCCAGCAAGGCGCTGGAAACCGCACTGGCCCGCGCCGTGGACGTGGCGATCAACCACAACCCGTGGGCGATCGGCATGCACGCCGCGAACCACCCTTACACCAAGCACCTGTGCGAAGACGTTTGGGAAGCGGACCCGGTGAAGGAAGCTGCGGGCCGCCCCGTAGGTTGGCTGCACGCCAGCCCGGACTGCACGCACTTCAGCCAGGCCAAGGGTGGTCAGCCGCGCGATCGCGCCACGCGATCACTGGCCTGGGTGATTCCGAAATGGGCCGGCAGCCTGAAGCGCAACGGCCGGGCGCCGCGGATCATCAGCATGGAAAACGTCATGCAGATGATGAAGTGGGGACCGCTGGTCGCCAAGCGTGACAAGGCCACGGGGCGCGTGGTGAAACTGGATGGCACGGTGGCCGCAAAGGGCGAACGCGTGCCGCTGCAGCAGCAGTTCCTGATCCCCGACAAGCGGCGCGAGGGCCAGACCTGGCGCCAGTTCATTGGCGTGATGCGGGCGCTGGGCTACGTGGCCGAGTGGCGGAAACTGAAGGCATGCGACTACGGCGCCGGCACCAGCCGCGAACGGTTGTTCGCCGTGTTCCGCTGCGACGGTGAACCGATCCGCTGGCCGGAGCCTACCCACGGGCCGGGCAGGGCGCACCCGTACGTGACGGCCGCCGACTGCATCGACTGGTCGATTCCTTGCCCGTCCATCTTCACCCGCGCCAGGCCGCTGGCCGATGCCACCATGAAGCGCATCGCCCGGGGCGTGAAGCGCTACGTGCTGGACGCCGCCGAGCCGTTCATCGTGCACGCCACGCACGGCGGCGAGCGCCGCCCGCACGGCGCCAGCGAACCCGGGCCGACGAGCACGGCCGCAAACCGCGGCGAACTGATGGCGGTGTCACCCACGCTTGTGGAGTGTGCCAATGCATCGGCCGATGGTGTGGCTTCCGCCGACGCGCCCCTGCGCACGATCACGGCTTGGCCGAAGGGCGGTTCGCACGCCGTCGCCGCACCGGTGATGGTGCAGGCCGGCCACGGCGAAGGCAAGCCCCGGGCAGGGCGGTGGAGTTACGGCGCCAATGACCCGCAGCAGCCCATCGGCACCATCGTGGCAAGCGGCGGCGGTCAGGCACTGGCAGCGGCTGCCCTGGTGAAGTTCCGGCACGACAGCGAGGGCGCGCCCGTCGACGCGCCGCTGCCGACCATCACCAGTGGCGCAGGCGCAGCACGCCCCGCCGGTGCGGCGCACGCCATGGGCGTGATGACGGCGCACCTGGAACAGGCCAATGGCGGCTTCTACGACGGCGACGGAAAGGCCGCAGACGAACCGCTGTCAACCATCACCAGCAGCGGGACGCAACAGCGACTGGTAACCGCGCACCTCGTCACCAACACCAGCGGACACGCCGGCGCATCCTGCGACGATGCGGTGCCCACGATCACGACAGGCGGACACCATGGCGTCGTGCAGTGCACCCTTAGCCCGGAACACGAAGCTGGCGCGCTGCGGGTCGCCGCCTTCCTGACACGCTATTACGGCACGGGCGGACAGCATGGCGAACTGGACGACCCGCTGGCCACCATCACCACGAAGGATCGCCTGGCGCTGGTCACCGTACGGGTGCAGGGCGTGCCGCACGTCATCGTCGACATCGGCCTGCGCATGCTGCAGCGGCATGAACTCTTCCGCGCGCAGGGTTTCCCGCCGGACTACATCATTGACCGCATGGCATGCGGCACGCCGCTTTCCGGCAGCCGCAGCGTGGCCATGGTGGGCAATAGCGTCAGCCCGCCGCCGCTGCACGCGATCGCCGTCGCCAACCTGGACCCGGCCGACGCCGACAGGATGGCCGCGTGAGCCGAGGGCATCAGGTAGTGGTGGTCACCGGCCGGCTGGGTGCAGATCCGGCAGTGAAGGCGCCACCCAGCGGCGGCATGGTGGCCGAACTGCGCGTGGCGGTCAGCGAGTCCTACAAGGATCGCGCCGGCAACCGCACGGAACACAAGGAGTGGATACGCATCAAGGTGTTCGGCCAGGCTGCGGAAGCCGTCCAGCGCTTCCTGAAGAAAGGCGGCCTAGTAACGGTGCAGGGCAGGTTGCACACCGAAAAGTGGACGGCAGGCGACGGCAGCGACCGCTACAGCACGTGGGTCTATGCCTCGCCCAGCGGCGTGGACATCCACCATCAGCCGGAACACGAAAGCACGCGGGCAGCGCACAGGGGACGCGCTGCAACGCCCGAACCGGAACCGGCCGCCCCAACCGCGTAGGACTGGGTGGACGATGACGACTTCAGGTTCTGACCGCCGGCAGCCGCTTGGAACGCGGGTGATGCGCAGCAGCGGTGCGCAGCGTGGTGATGTCGACGCCGAGGTAATGCGTGGTGGTGTCAGCATCAGCGTGGCCCAGCAGCTGCGCCAGCGCCATGATGTTTACGCCGCGCTTGTGCAGTTCAGTCGCGAACGCTGCGCGCAGCAGGTGCGGGTAATGGCCGGACCACGGCCGCCCGGTGTAGGCCGCTTCCAGGCGCGCGAAGCCGCACGCCAGGCCCAAGGCGCGACGTGCATACCGGTTGACCACGACCCACACGCTGCGGCCGTCGCGGAGCGCCTTTCCATGGCGCGTCACGAACAAGGCGCTGCGCTTGCCTGGCCGCACCGTGGCGCGCAGGCGCAGGTAAGTCTGCAGGAGGCCGTACCAGGACGGACCGAACGGCACCAGGCGGTCGACGCCGCCTTTCCCGCGGACGTACAGGAAGCCATCGATGCGCACGCTGCCAAGTTCCAGCGTGGCCAATTCGCTGGCGCGCAGGCCGCACTGGTAAAGCGTGGCCATGATGAAGTGATCCCGAAAGCCCACGAACGTGGACAGGTCCGGCGCCGCCAGCAGCAGGCCCACTTCGTGATCCGACAGCGCCCGCGGCAATCGCTGCGGTGCACGCTTCTGGCGTGGGTAGCCATCGGGCTGCCAGGCGTCCGGATCGGCGACCTTCAGCCAGTTGAACCACGTGCGCAGGGCCGACAGTTCCAGGTTCAACGACGCCTGTTTCAGCTGGTCGCGCGTGCGCCGCGTGGCCACGTAGCGTGCCACCGGGTCCAACTCGTCGGGCACGTGCACCGCGAACGCCGCATAGCGCGACACCGTCGCGCGGTACGCACGCACCGTCGCCGGGCTTCGACCCATGCTGCGCAAGGTGATGACGAAGCGATCCAGCAGCCGGTCAATCTGACAATATCCGTGTCTTAGCACCACCAACGGAAATCCCACCCATTCAGAATAGCGGATAAACCGTAGAATATTCAGATAGATGCAGAGCGTATCTAAGGCATCGCCTTAGCTAGTACATAATAGGCATTATGCGAAATGGCTGGTTGGGCGAGATGAGGGTCGGCAGGGATTCGTGAGAAAAACAGCCGAATCGGCTCTAACACCATGATTCAACGAGGAAACACCCCTCGACGTCAGGCAGTGCGTGGATTACAGACTTAGGCTTGATCGAACCAGAAGCCGCGTGACCCAGGCATTTCTGAAGTGCTGCTTAGGCACGCGTGCCCTTCTTGAATATTGGATTCAAGAGTTTCCACGCTCCTGACCCAACGGAAACCCTCAAGAAGGCTCCGACCATCGCCTGATCCATTGCAGTAGTTCCTCGTGCGGGATCGTACGTCCAGCGTCGACGTCGGCGATACCTTCGCGGGTCCGCCGATCCTTCTCTTCCTCGGTCAATTCCGGAAGGAGTGCTAGCAGTTTGTCTTCAGGGCTCATAGGCCGATGAGCTGCGCTCAAGTTGGCTTGATGCTCGTGAACATGGGCACGATCTGGGGATCATCCAGGCCCGCCGGCAAAGGCTGCGATACGTCGTGGACCGCCAAGTCGATGATGACGTCCAAATCTGAGCATAAGGGCTGTATGGCGGTGGTCACCAGACGAGCCGCCCGCTCGGCGAAAGCCAGGTCGACCACCAGCCAGATCAACAGACCGGGAGGCTGTTCGACGCCCCCCGACGAGTGAGTTTCCAGGAGATACGCCGACGAGACGAAGTCGGCGTGTTCAAGGCTGCCGCTGATGGCCGGAGCGAGCCAAGCCGGTGCGGCTTGGGCAGGTCTCACCGCGAACTCCGCCGGCTCCAGCCGTTCCACCCTGGCCAGAAAGCCCGTATCCAACAATGCCGCAACCTCTTCCGGGTAGAGGACAACGCCGTCGTCGTTGGGATTGAGCATCAACGTAGCGCCGCGAGTACCGGTTAGCAGCTCACGGCCTGGAACTCCCAGAATTCTGACAGCAGCCGAACTGGCCGCCTGCGCCTTGTCGAGCGAGGTAAAGAAGGGGATCGCATCGAAACCGTCAGGATGGCGGAACTGGACCAGCCGCAGTGTCCGCGCGTCATCCGAGACGGGCGCATGCACGTACACGATCGCATCCATCAGTCGCTTGAAGAATGCGCGTTCCTCGGCTGCGCTGTCGCGGGCCCGTTCAAAGGAAGCCTCCAGCGCTGCCTCTGCGGACGTAGTCCCTCTTGCACGCGGCCTGCTCGGTTGCTTCATAGTCAGATGCGATGAGGGCCAAGCGGGTATCCGGAGAACCAATCCGCCTCGATCTCGCTGCTCAGGTAGGGTCGTACGAAGGCCGACTGGGTCAGCGCTCGCAGCCGCTCTTCGTGCTCAGCAATCGCCTCGATGTCGCTGACGGTTGGATAGTGCCGCAGCAGTCGATATGCCTCTTGCCGCACCTCTTTGGGCACGGCTTGGCTGGCCGCTAGCTGCCGGAGGAACGCGCCCGCCTGCAACACATTGCGGGTGCGCTCAGATGGCGTCGTCATGACATCAAGAATGGCTGGAACTAAGGAATGCTTAGCTTATCGCGTCTGTGGCCGGCTAGCGCACGGTGCAACTACAGACCTTGCGATTTCCAAATTAATCCGGTATAATCAATAACTTACTTCGCATAACGTCGCTTATGTAAAACCGCGGCGTGGCCGGCTTGGTGAGTCTGGTGTTTGAATGGCTCCGCCCTTGATCGGTGTCTTGCTCACGTTGCGGCTAGCCCGCGCCGGACGCTCCAGCCCTGATAGCCTTCAGTTCCGCGAGCATGATGGGCGCAGGCTTGGTAGGTTTTGAGGATGAACCGGGCACGCTTGAGGAGCACCGATGACGCAGCAAACGGATGACTCAGAGCGCGATCCTGCTCAGGCCAAGAAGAATGCCCAGGCGAATTTCGATCGAATGCTTACTGGCATTCCGATGGAAATCCAAGACAGAGAAGCCAGCTTGGCCAGTCGGCTGGCCGACTTGCCTGGAAGCCCGATAAAGAAGCTGCGCGCCTTGCACAAGGAAATGGAGATCCTATCCGCGGCGATGGCTCCGTATGTCGCATGCAGTGCGGGCTGCTCGGCATGTTGCCACTACCCGGTGCACCTTTATCCCGTTGAGGCCGAGCTTATTGAGAAGCGCTCCTCGCATTCTCGGTTGCCGAAGCCGCTTCCTAGTGCCGACTTCCATGGTTCGCCCTGCCCCTTCCTCATCCAGGAACAATGCTCGATTTACGAGGACCGTCCAATGGTTTGCCGCCAGCATGTTGCGTTGACCAACACGGCGTACTGGTGCGATTCGGTCAGATCGGGCGAAATCACTTTGCCGATGGCCCAACTCTCCAAAGTTCAAGAAGCTTTTCATGAGCTCGTAGCAAAGGATGGCCGCACGACCCCCATGGACATCAGACAGATCTTTGCGGTACCCGGCGAAAGCTCCTAGGCATGGGAGTGCCTGAGAACTTGTCCGGACAGCGTTCTTTCGCGCGAGATATGCGCGTAACGGGAATGTCAGGACTGATGGAACCGCGCTTCTTGTGTCCGCCCACCGTAGCCATAGGCCGAGGCGCGCGCATCGTGGACATGGACATAGCTTGTCGGGTGCACGGGGCCTAACAGGCGCTCAAAGCAAGCGAATACCTCGGCAAGATACTCTGCCTTCTCCGCTTTGGTGTTGGTCTCATCCGTCACGCTGATCTCCAGCGAGAAGCTTGAGACGCCAATCTCGCTCAGCGTCTTTCCTCCAATCAGCCAATCTTCAGGCCGGACATTCGTGATGATCGTCGCGATCAGGTCCGCCTTCTTTCCTTGAATCCGGCTGGTCAGATCGCTTACCAGGGTAGATATCTTCGCGGTCAGCGCCGGAGACGTAGATGCAGAGACTTTGATGTTGATCAGAGGCATGAAGGGCCTCGTGTGAAGCCGATAGGCTAGTTGATGGCGATGACCACTTTGCCGATGGGCCTTCCATGTTCCATGCGCGCAAACGCGTCAGCCGCTTCAGCGAAAGGAAAGATGGTGTCGATAACCGGCACGATGGCGTGCTCGTCGATGAAGCGGATGAGCGCTTGGGTCATTCTCTTGGAACCCACTACCACTCCGGTGAGCGACTTTCCGCCGATGAGTGAGAAGGGATCGATGCTCAATGCGAATCCGCCAACGACGCCACCGATGGTCACGACATGGCCGCCGGGGCGCAGGCTTCGCAGCGAGCGAGCGATCGTGCCGGCGCCACCGATGTCCATCACCAGGTCTACGCCGCCGGTCGTGCGGAGCACCGTTTCATCCCAGTTGGGATCGGTGTTGTAGTTGATGGCGGCCTGTGCACCCAATGCCACCATGTGCTCGATGCCCTCTTCCCTCGAAGAGAGCACCGTGACGCGCAAGCCGGCTGCCAGCGCGAGTTGGACCGCCCATGTAGAAACGCCGCCGGTGCCCTGAATCAGCACTTGAGCTCCATGGGGCAACGCGCCCAGCTCAAACAACGCGTGCCAGGCAGTGACCCCTGCGCAGGCGATCGTAGAAGCTTGCTCCCATGACAGAGTGCGTGGCGCGTGCACCAATGCACTTTGATCCACCACCAGATGTGTCGTCAGCACACCGTCGATGTTGCCACCCAGCGACAGGGACAGCGCTTGCTCGCTGGGAAATCCCTCAGTCCACCGCGGAAAGAAGATGGGGAGTACGGCATCACCGATGGAGAAGTCGGTGATCGCCGAACCTACAGCTACTACTTGTCCGGCGGCGTCCGACAATGGGATGCGGGCTTCGCCGGCCCCCATCTGACCGTGAGCAACGAGTAAGTCACGGTAGTTGAGCGAGGCGGCCTTGACGGCCAGTAGCACCTGGTGTTCGCCCAAGGACGAGGGCGGAACCTCGATCCTGTGAAGGCTTTGTGGACCCTGTCCACGGATGATGCGGTAGGCGTGCATGAGCCTCATTCGGCGAGTTTGGTGAGAGGTGGCGATCGAGATGGCGCAATGACACAACGCATTCTTTGATGACGCCATTAATGAACAATATGGGCCGGATAGCCGATCGAGCTGAGTGCTTGCTTTATCAGCTCAAGCGGACGGCGGGTTTCGAGACTGATGCGGCGTTGGTCCGGCATGAACTGCGCCCGCATCGAGGGGTCTACGCTCATCAGCGCACGTCGAATGGGTGCCACACATGCGCTGCAAGCCATGGCCGGGATATGTAGTCGATGCATGCGTTGCTGCTCCAACCAGCAGGGTTAGCCAGCGTCAGGCTTCCCACTGTGGCAACGTCAATGCCCGTTCGTCGGACTCGCCAAATCGTCCAGGATCGGACATTCAGGGCGGTTGTCGCCATGGCATCGACTTGCTAGGTCGCGCAGCGTTCGCTGCATGGCCTGCATCTCGGTAATCTTGATCTGCAGATCGTCGATGTGGCCCTGGGCCAGTTTCTTGACCTGGGCGCTGGCTCGCCGGTCATCGCTCCACAAGCCTAGGAGCGATTGGATTTGTTTGATGGAAAATCCCAGGTTGCGGGCACGACGAATGAACCGAAGCCTGTGCACATCGGCATCGGTGTAAAGGCGATAGCCCGCAAAGGTGCGACCGGCCGGAGGGATCAGATCGATCTCTTCATAGTGGCGAATCATCTTGGCGCTGACCTCGCTGAGCGCGGCGGCCTCGCCAATGTTATGCAATCCGGCTTCGCGCGCGTCGGCCAGTTCGGGCCGCAATGCCCTGGAGCTGCGTCTGGTTGCCATCATGCCTCTCCCACATCGATCTTGGTTGGCTGCCAACGGCGCAACAGCAGCGTGTTGGCAATCACGCTCACACTGGACAAGGCCATCGCTGCGCCGGCGATGACCGGATCAAGCAAGCCCAGGGCTGCCAGAGGGATCCCGACCACGTTGTATCCGAAAGCCCAGAACAGGTTCTGATGGATCTTGCGGGTCGTGCGGCGGGAAATGTCGATGGCATCGGCGATCAGACCCGGCTCAGCGCGCATTAGGGTAACCCCAGCGGCATGCATCGCCACATCGGTACCGGTTCCCATGGCCACTCCCAGGTTGGCGGCAGCTAGCGCTGGCGCATCGTTGACACCGTCGCCGACCATGGCCACCGGTGCCGACTGAGCCAATTCAGCGACCAAGGCGGCCTTCTGCTCAGGCAGTACATTGGCGCGCACCTCTTGAATGCCCAGTACCTTGGCCACCGAGGCGGCCGCGCCAGGGTTGTCGCCAGAAATCATGACGGTGCGCAAACCCAGCGTGTGCAGCCTTTGCACAGCTGCGGCTGCACCCAGACGCGGCGGGTCCTCAAAGGCCAGTATGCCGAGCAACTGCGGATGATCGGTGCCCTGCTCTGCCAGCCAGGACACCGTGTGGCCGCTCTGGCTGAGTAGTTCGGCCCGGGTCTGCAATGCCGTGAGCGCCACGCCATGCTCAAGCATCATGCGGGTACTGCCCAGCAACAGGTTCCTGCCATCCACTGTGCCGGTGATGCCGCGGCCAGGCACCGCCTGCACGTCGCGTGCGAGCGGAATGGCGCGCTGGCCCATCACGCTCAATACGGCCCTAGCCAAGGGGTGCTCGCTGCCTTGCTGCAGGGCCGCCGCCAATGGCAACAGATCGGCCGCGTGGCCACGGGTGGCAATCTCTTCGGTCAGTACAGGACGTCCTTGGGTCAACGTGCCTGTCTTGTCGAAGGCCACCACCCTTACGGTACGTGCCACTTCCAGCGCCTCGGCATCCTTGACCAGAATGCCCGCTCGGGCGGCCACGCCGGTGCCGGCCATGATCGCGGTCGGAGTCGCCAACCCCAGCGCGCATGGGCATGCGATGACCAGCACCGCTACCGCGCTCAGGATCGCCTGGTTCCAATCACCCGTTCCCAAACCCCACCCGAGCAGCGTGAGCAAAGCCAGGCCGATCACCACCGGCACGAAGATCGCGCTCACCCGATCCACGGTTCGCTGGATAGGTGCCTTCTTGGCCTGTGCATCCTCCACGAGGCGAATGATCCGAGATAATGCGGTCTCGGCGCCGATGGCGAGTGTGCGCACCAGGATGCGGCCTTCGCCATTGATGGCCCCACCGGTGACGCGATCGCCCTCCCCGCGCGCCACGGGCATGGACTCCCCGGTGATCAGGGATTCATCCACGTGCGTGCGGCCCTCGGCGATCACGCCATCCACGGGGATGCGCTCGCCTGGCCGCACACTGACGATGTCCGAGAGGGCAACCTCGTGAATGGCAACCTCGCGTTCTTGTCCGTCCTGATACACGCGTGCGGTGGCTGGCCGCAGTGCCTGCAATGCCCGGATCGCTTGCGTGGTCTGTTGCTTGGCGCGGGCCTCTAACCACTTGCCCAGCAGGATCAAGGTAATGATGACCGCCGAGGTCTCGAAGTACAGCGCGGCATCGCCGTGGTGTCCGGCATCGTTGAACAAGTGATAGACACTCAGTCCATAACCGGCACTGGTCCCCAAAGCGACCAGCAGATCCATGTTGCCCGTGCCGGCGCGCAGGGCGTGCCATCCAGCGCGATAAAAGCGCGCACCGATCCAGAACTGCACCGGCGTTGCGAGCAAGAACTGCAGCCAGCCCGGTAGCATCCAGTGCTGACCTGCGACCCATCCCAGCATCGGGACGACCAACGGCAGGGACAGGGCCGCAGCGATCAGTAGTTTGAGGGTGTCACCACTGAGCGGCTGGCGCGCCGGCGTTGTATCGGCGTTGCCTGCCGGGGTCTGCGGTTCGATCGCGCGGTAGCCCGCTGCGCTGACCGCGGCAACCAGGGATGCGACCTCCACCAGTGACGTGGTCCTTATGCGCGCACGCTCGGTGGCCAGATTGACCGACACCTCCATTACGCCCGGCACAGCGCGCAGCGCACCCTCCACCCGTGCCACACAGGAAGCGCAGGTCATCCCTTCGATGATCAGATCCCGCTCCTGGCTGGCAACCTCATAACCGGCTTGCTTCACCGCAGCGATCAAGGCCGGCAACGCGGCCGCCGGCGCGGTTACCTCGGCCCCTTCTGTTGCCAGATTGATCGACGCATCGCTCACGCCGGCAACGGAGCGCAAGCTGCGCTCTACCCGGCCCACACACGAGGCGCATGTCATGCCGGCGACACTGAAGCGATGGGTGTCCGCAGGCGTCGGCTGCGGCGAGGTGAACGTTATGTCCATGGAGTATGGGCCAATAGGAACGAGCAGCTAGCCTGAGCCTTCCCATGATGGGAAGGTCAACAGCGGGGGGCGGACCAGCACTCAACTTGCCTGCGGTTTGACCTTCCCACCGTGGGAAGGCTCATCGTCACGCCGTCGGCAAACCGCCGATGCTTTTGGAGGGTTGTCCATGAATCTCGTTGTTGAAGGTATGACCTGTGGTCACTGTGTCCGGACGGTCACCCAAGCCATTCAGGCCCTTGACCCCCACGCCCAGGTGGACGTTGATCTGAGCAGTGGCGTGGTCAAGATCGAGGGCCTGCTTGCCGCAGAACAGGCGATGGGGGCCATCCAGCGGCAAGGCTATGTCATCGCCGCCGTGCTCCCTTCCGAGGCCGATACGCCAGCGGCCCCGGACGCATCCTCCTGCTGCGGCGGATGCCACCGCTGAGGCCGCGCGAGGGCTTGATCTTGATCAATGCCCGTCGGCCCCAAGAGGGCTAGACTGGCCATCATGAGAGCTGGCACGTCCCCTACCCTGATCCGCCCAGCGTCCGCAGGCGCTGCTTCGGGCGTGCGTGAGCTGTCATGGTGAAGCTGCTCAGGCGATGGCGGCGTTCCCGCCCTCGTGCCCGACTGGCATGGCTGGGACTGTGGGCGCTGCTGTTGCAGCAGCTGGCGCTGGTGGCCTACGCCTGTCCGCTGGAATCGGTGGAAGCTGGACAAGCGACCCTGATGGTCGGTTGCGAAGAGATGCCCGCGCCGGATCCCGATGCTCCGGCGTTGTGCGACCAGCATTGCCTGCGCGATCACATCACCACGGCCGATGCGAAGGCCCCTCAAGTGCCTTACCAGCCGGCGCTGGTCGCCTTCGCGCTGGCGCAGG